CGCTGACGCTGGATGGGCATGGTTTTTATGACGGGCAAACCGTTTGGTATTCTCCTGATGACGAGATCCCATTTCCAAGAGAAGACTACTATGCAGTAAAAGTGCTGACAGACAACACTTTTGAATTGTATGAGATTGGTAATGGCTTCGGCGCACGCATTGATGTATGCAGTGGTGTTGTTTCTGCTGTGTATGAGATTGAAACGCCGTATGATGAAAGCGATGTTTCTGGGATTGACTTCGCTCAAAGCTATGATGTGTTGACGCTGACACATAAAAAATACCCTCCGAGTAAAATTGAACGCCGACCTTCTGGGTTGTTTGATTTTGTCAGTGAGTGGTTTTTGCCAAGAGTAGAGATTCCCACTGGGTTGTCTGCGGTTATCGGCGGGAACCTTGGCACAGCGAAGAGAGGGATTTTTTATTATGTAACATCAATCCGAAATGGCGAGGAGTCATTCCCTGCGCAGCTAGAGAGACCAGCGAGAAATGTGTTGCTGTTGAAGAAAATGAGCTACACACCAACACCCATTCCTGTCAACTACAAATGGATGAATGACGGCAGTGGAAGTGTTGGCATTGCGGTGAAAATAACTGGCGGATTGTTGGAATATGGAACGGGAATTAGGTTAGAAGTTCAGGACGGGGAGAGCGACGACACAATAGAGGCGTTTGAAGGGACGCACTCTAACAGCAATATGTATAGTGTTGTTGCCCGAATGACTGGTGGATGGTACATACTAAAGCGCAGAAATGGAGAGGCGTTTGATTGGAGCGCCTATATCAACACTCCGTTAGCCGTTGGGTTTCTCAATGCGTACATGAATGGCTCTGTGTCTGTTGATTTCACAACGGCAGACAAACCAGCCTCGGTCACACTGTCATGGAACTCAAACGCTGGAACCGAGTACAATGTGTATAAACGGGTGGGTGGTACCCGCGGTGATACGCCGGGATTTATCGGGCAATCAAAAGGTGGTTTTTTTACTGACGATAACATCCTGCCTGATATGTCTATAACGCCGCCTGCGGGCGAAGATCCTTTTGACAAAGAAGGAAACTATCCATCATCCGTCGATTATTACCAGCAGCGAAAAATATATTCAGGTACTGTTGCGCGACCACAAACAACATGGATGAGTAGGATAGGCACTGAAAACAATATGATGCAATCATTGCCTGTGCGCGATGACGATTCGATCAATTTCAGACTGGCAGGAAGAGAGCAAAACGCAATCAAGTTTATGATTGCTCTGCAAAATCTTGTGTTGTTTTCTGAAAATGCAGAGTGGGTGGTTTCGTCTGTGAACGGTTCCGCGCTGACACCGGCAACGCTGGCGGTAATGCAGCAATCCAGCGTGGGCTGCGCTGATGTGAAGCCTGTTGTGTCCGGCAACTCCATTCTGTTCGTTCAGGCTGGCAGTAACCGCGTGATGCAAATGGAATACAACTTTAACGCGCAAGCGTATACGCCAGAAGATGTGAGCATGCTGGCATTCCATTTGTTCGAGAATCATCACATTGTCTCTATGGTGATTGAGCGCGGCATTTTTCCGATTCTGTGGTGCGTGCGAGATGATGGAGTTTTGCTTGGCTTAACCTACGCGCCAAAGCAGAATGTTATTGCTTGGCATCGGCATGATGTTGGCGGCGAAGTTAAGTGGGCGACCTCAACCAAAGAGCAATCTGGCGTGGCGGTTTATTTGGCTGTGAGTCGTGATGGCGTGATGTGCATTGAGCGCATGGACAACTATTCTAACTGGCGAGATCGCAGTTATTTTGACGCATTAAAAACAACAACAATTAGTCGAGATAGCATAGCGCCGCCTCCAGGGGAGGGCTAATGAAAAGTGTTTTTGGGTTTTATCACCTAAAAAACGAAGATGCGGATGTGTATTTCGATGGGTTCCTTGCTGCTGACGACCCAGATGATGATGTGGAATACACTAAAAAAGAATCTCAGATTGTTTCTAGTGATGGCGGGATCATTGCGCCTGATGCGTTCTATGGCGACATAACTGTCGGCTTGAAGTATCAAACCGCAATCAAAACGCTGCCATTGTCGTTTGAAGTTGCGGCGGCATCGCGTGGAATGCAAAAGAATATCAGCAAGGTCTATGTTCGGGCCGGTGGGGAAGGGACGGTGCAGGTTGCGCCAGCGCAAAACGAGAAGCCTGTGCCTATGCAGCTAACACCTACTGCGCAAGAGGAAATCCCACCCATGAAAGAAGTGCCGATCATGGGTGACTGGGATGATGATTCCTGTTTGGTGATCGAGCACGATCATAGCGGCGGATTCACTCTGCAAGCAATGGCGCTTGAAGTGGCTACGGGTGGTTGAGTACACATTCAGGAAGCCGACTGAGCGCGATATTGAGTATCTGTCTGCCAACATGCGGCAGGCGGATGTTGAGGAAATGCTGGCGGCTGGCGATGCAAGAACGCCGCTTGAGGCGCTGAGTCAATCGGTCAAAGAATCTTCTCTATGTGTCGCCGTGGAACATGACCGCGAGGTGCTGTGCATTGGCGGCGCGGCTGCAAAGAGTCTGTTATCCAGCGATGGCATTCCGTGGATGCTGTGCGCGAAAAATATAGCCAAACATAACAGGCTATTTGTCTTGCACGGGCGCGAGTGCGTGAGTGTTCTACTGTTGCGGTATGCGTCACTGCACAATTACATAGACGCAAACAATGTACGAAGCATCCGATGGCTGAGAAGAATGGGCTTCACGATCCACAAGCCAATGCCGCATCCGAACAGCGGCAGGATGTTCTGTCGGTTTTCGATCAGCAGAACATAACGCGCGATCAGATTCTCGCTCTGCAAGAATCCATGATGGGCTACGAGCAAGTGGAATGCCCAGTAAAACACCACTTTGCACCCGGACTGTATGCCAGAGAGATCACCATGCCTGCTGGCGCGTGCGTGGTCGGCAAAATCCACAAGCATGCGCATGTCAATACGATCAGCAAAGGTCGCTGCCGCGTGGTGACTGAGTTTGGCAGTGAGGTGTATGAAGCACCTGTTTCGTTTGTTTCGTTGGCTGGCACAAAGCGGGCGGTTTATGTTGAAGAAGAAGCGATCTGGACGACATATCACCCAACGGTCGTGTGCGAGATCGAGACGGATTTGGAGAAAATTGAAAAAGCGGTGATTGCGGATAGCTATGAATCACTGTTGGAGATGATGCAATGACTTGGGCGATTGTTGCGATTGGTGTTGGCGCAGGAATTTCCGCCTACGGTTCTTACAGCTCAAGCAAAGCGCAAAAAGATGCGCTTGGCTACCAAGAAAAAGAAGCTGAAATGAATGCGCAACTGCAAGGCAAGATGGCCGAGGATGCGATAGCACGCGGCAATCGTGACGCGCAGGATTACATGCAGAAAAACGCGCAGTTCAAATCCTCGCAGCGGGCGGCGATTGCAGCAAACGGCATTGATGTATCGCAAGGATCGCCAGCCAGCATTCTTGACGATACTGACTACATGGCAAAGGTGGATGTTGGTCGGATCAAGGGCAATGCGCGGCGCGAGGCGTGGGGCTACAAAGTAGGACAAACGAACGCAAGCAATACGGCGCTGATGCTGGACGCGCAGGGCGACAACATCAATCCGGGCATGAATGCGTTGATGAGCGGGGTAAGTTCCGTGGCTAGTAACTGGTCAGCGTTCAGCAAAGGGGGAAGCAGCTCTGATAGCAAAGGCGGTTCAAGCAGTAGCTCAAGCAGTGGAGGCGGAAAATAGTGCCAAAAGTCCCGACATACGATTCGCCTTCTGTTCAGTCTCGCGGCATTCCTAATGCAAGTATTCGCACAGGCGGCGTAAGCGCAGAGGCGTTTGGCGCAGGGCTTGGTCGCGCCATGGAATCAGGCGGCCAAGTGTTAATGAAAGTCGGCCAAGCGATAGATCAAGCGAACGAAAAGAAAGCCGTTGCTGACGGTATGGATGCGTCCGATACGCTGAATCAGGAGTGGAATGCCAAGCAGCAGGAGTATTCACAATTAAAAGGCAAGGATGCTGCGAATATACAAAAGGACATGGGTGCGTGGTACGACAAGCGCGCAGCGGAAATTGGTGGTGGTTTGGAGGATGAGAGGGCAAGGAGGCTGTTTGATCGCAACGCCAAGCGGCTGCGAATGAGTGCGGACGATTGGGCGTTCGGTTATCAAGAAAAGCAGGGGGATGTGTATTACGCGGCCACGATGGAGAGCAATATCAAGAGCGCCCAGCAATCCGCAATCTTTAATCCAACAAATGAAAACATTGCACAGCAAACAGAAACCATGCGCGGCATTTATCAGGATATGGCGCACAGAAAAGGTTTTGATTCAAATTGGGTAAACCAAAACACGGAAACGATGCGCCAAGGTTTGTATGGCGACATTCTGAAAAACGCCATGCAGCAGGATGCAGTTGGAAGCGTCAGTTCGTTTATTGAAGAACATGGTGACAGCATTGATCCTGGCTTGCGTGGGCAAGCTGAGAAGTGGGTACACAAGAAAAACCTATCAACGGAAACGGAATCGTTCGCAGAGTCTTTAGTCGGCGGCGGAGTTAGTTTCGACGATGCTATCAATGCCACAACGAAAAAATATACCGGCGATGATCAGGGTGTGGCGTTAAGCAAAGTGCGCTCTGTGTATGCGGGTCGAAACAGGGATATATCGAGAGCAAAGACGGCGGCGGTGGACGCACTGGAATCGAAGGCGTACAAGGCTGGCGGCTGGGCTGGTGTAAATGATGATGATATTGATGCGCTGGCTGATATTGATGCTGGCGCTGCGCTGCGGTTCAAGGGAGCGAAACAGCGAGAGCTGGACAACGAAGCAAAAGGCACAAAGGTTACTGTCAGCGATCCTGCTATGTTGGCAGAAGCCACGGCCAGACTGGACGACGACGACGATGATAAGTTTACGAAGGTGGAGCAGATCGAGCCTTACAAGCCTTATCTGACTGCCAGCGATTACAAGTTGATTGTTAAAGGCTTGGATGGTAATAAAAAAATAAGCGAAAGCGAGATAAAGCGGGCGTATTTATTGAATGCGCCTACTGAGCTGCAAAATAAACCCCCCAAAAAATGGACAACGGAAGAAAGAAATAATTACTTCGCTTTCCGCAAACAAGCAGAAAAGGATGTAGAGCGCACAGCCACCAAGGATTATGTCTATAAGTCGTCGGCTGAATGGTGGTTAAACGGCAAGTCTATTGTTGATGATGGTGTTCTTGGCTCTGGCTTTGGTGTGAAAGAGATTACGCGCGGCGAAGCGATAACCAGTGGGCGCGAGGGCGAGTGGGTGAGTACCGATACGCTTGAGCCCGACATAAATACACGCGCAGGATTCGATGCTGACGAACGCATGGGTCGCCAGCGTGCAGCCGAATCACCAAAACAAAAAACAATCGTGAAGCGCGGCAAAGCAAACGGCCGTGCAGTTGTCCAGTATTCGGATGGAAGTATTGAATATGTCGAATGATTTGGTAGACGAGTCGCAGGTTGTCTGGGATGACGATAATTCATCAGATGCCGCGCCAAGTTCGGGCGCGATTGATGCGTCACAAGTGGTTTGGGATGACGAGCCGCAAAGCAATCCGCTATCTGGTCGCTTGGAATCTATGCACAAGGCGTCAACTGATACGCCAGAGGATGTGGCGAAGTGGGATGGTTTAGCCAAGCAAGCTGGCGTTTCCTACAATGTTGCCAAAACAATTCCTGACCAAGTAGAGAAAAAGTTAAACCCAACTGATTGGGATGGGTTTGCTGCTGATGCGCCAAAAACCGCGCAGTTCCTTTCTGACAATCCTCGCGTATTTGAAAAAGCTAAAGGCGATATTCAGGCTTTGCGTGACATTGAAAAAGCAAGGACGGCTGGATCGTTTGCGCATGATTTGGGGATAAGGGCAATACAGGGCGTTTCGCTGGCTGGGCAATCTGTCATCGGTACAACAGATATGGCGCTAAAGTTATCGAATCCGATTAAGGCTGCGGTGGATTTGGCGCTGGATCGAGAATCGGGAACATTGTCTGGCCTACTGTCTGATGCTGGAATATCGTTTAACAAAGCGAACGAAGCCGCTGATGCGCTTGTTAGTGATGCCAGCAAACAGGATAGCGCGGATGTAAACGCAGCTTTTGATGATGGGCTGGTATCTGGTGGCAGGGCGCTTGTTGAACGCCCAGCGTTTATCGCGGAAAAGGTTGTGCAGTCTGCACCGCAAATGTTGGTGGCAATGGCTGCGGTGCGCCAGCGTGCTTCTCAGATATTGGCCGAAGGTGGCGAAGCTGCACTGAAAGCGGCAATGCCAGAACTAGCAAAATTATCTGCTGCGATTGAGGGGGCGCAAACGGCAGGGAATTATGCTGGCGAGAAAGCAGAAGATGGTGATTTGACTGCGCGTGAATCGTTGGCGGCGGCTGGGCAGTTCGTGACGACAGCGGCGATTGGGCAGCTATCCAACAAGATAGGCGGCTTGTTTGGTATTAATGATGTTGAGGCTGCGGTTGCGTCTGGTATTAAAAACAATTTCTCAAGCGTGACGGACTACCTTAGTAAGCTAGGCGGAACGATGATAAAAGAAGGGCCGTTAGAAGAAGGTGTGCAATCTGCCACGGAGCAGGGTTGGGAAAACTTTGGTGATGGGCAAGATTTATTACAGGGAACAGGTCGGGCGTTTGTTGAGGGTTCAGTTGTTGGGGCTGCGCAAGGCGGCACGCTAATGACGGCAAAAAGCGGTGTTGATGCCGTTAGTAATTTGCTACTGAAAGCGCAAGAATCTGCCGACAGAACGGCCAATGATGTAAACGCCCTTGATGCGCAAATTGATGCTATTGCCAAAACAAAGCTGGCGCAGCTAGACAAGGAAGATGCTGTAAGTGTTTTGAATAATATGGACGGCGGCGAAATTGGCTATGTGTATGTGGATTCGGCATTGTTCCATACTGGCGTTGTCACGAAAGATGTATTTTTGAAGGCTGCGCCTAGTGCTGCTGATCAGATAGATCAGGAAATGGAAACAGGCGGGCTTATTCGTGTGCCGCGCAATGAGTTGCTGGTGGGTGTTTCGCAAAATGCGGATATTCGCAACGATGTGCTGGCGCATGTGAAGTCGGATGTTTTCGGTGATACCCAAAGCGAATTGGGTGCGCGTCAGTCTGAATTGGACAAAGAGCTAGAGGAATTAGCCAACAAAGCCATAAGCATGGCGAAGGACAAAGAAAAAGCCGCTGATGATTTCAAGGAAGCCGCTGATCATATCGCCTCGCAGCTTGACGCTACAGGCTACGGCACAAAGGAAGGAAATAAAACCCGCGCAATCCTGATAGCTTCTCGCGCCTCTGTTATCGCATTCAACAAAGGCATTAAGCCTATTGATGTTATAAAAAAACACATGGGCAGGTTTCGTTATGATCCTACAAACAAAACATGGAAAAGCGGTGCGTACAATCAATACGCGGGCGAACAAGCGCAAGGCGCTGACCTGACAGCACTGCAACGCGCAAAGCAGGCGGTGGATTCCGGTGCTGATCCAGAGCAAACAAGACAGGAAACCGGCTGGCACAAGTGGGAAGATGGCAAATGGCGTTTTGAAATAGACGACAGCAATTATACATTTGCAGGAAAACGGGCGCTGGAAGATATTGCAAAGCAAGACCCTTATGGCGTTGCAGAAGTTCCATTGTCTCAGGTAGTCCAGCACGATGCTTTGTTTTCTGCTTATCCTGATTTGAAAGACGCAAAACTGTATTTTGATTCTGATACAGCAGAGGATGGTGGTTTTTCTGGCGCTAGTTATAACCCAAAAGAGAACACAATCACTGTTGGCGCTGGATTGACAGACGCGGAAATGAAAAGCGCAATTTTGCATGAGGTTCAGCACGCCATTCAAGAGCGCGAAGGGTTTGCGCGTGGCGGTAATGCTGGCGAGTTTGAAGCGCAAAACAACCGTGCATTCTACGATAGGGCCAACGCGACAGAAAAAGCCATTGAGTTAAAAAAGAAAGCACAGGAAGCTGATGCAAATGGCGGCGTGCATCCTGTCAGCGGCATCAGTGCAAAAGAATTACATGCAGAACATAATCAATGGATGGCTGAGAGGGACGCGGCGCACGAAAGGCTTTACGCGGACGGTGCGCCAGATGCTAACAGCCAATACAAGCGCCTAGCTGGTGAAGTAGAGGCGCGTGATACGCAGGCACGCGCAGGTATGAGCGCAGAAGAGCGCAAGCTAAATAAACCGTATATCAGCCAAGGCATTCCAGACGATCAGGTGATTGTGCGCAAGGGCGGCGATGGGGTGCGGTTTAATCATAAAGATATTGACAATTCCGCTGGAAATAAAGCCAGTATTGACACGCAACCCGATCAGGGCGTACATTCAAACGGCGAGGTAACTAATCATGCCAATAGCTCCATATACGCCGCCAACAGAGCCGAAATTGAATCTGGGATTGAACAATGGACTCAAGCCTTCAACCTTGACGGACGAGGAAGCTATGGAGTTGTTCCGCAGCAATGGGCGAAACCATCCGCGTACTCGAATGTCAGTCGCGGAGAGGGTAGTTTTCTTACGGAAGAATCAAGCCCAGAAACCATCCGAGACGAATCCAATAAACTGATTGCGGCAGCCAAGGAAAACGGCTTTTTCTGGGAAAATGATTCTCCTGTATTTGACCAATTAGCGGATGCCGCCAGACCTACAGAAGCGGGCGCAGAGCATGATGCCTACTTTGTAGGCAGCGGCGACGATAGGCTAGTGATTCGCAGCACCGCCAACGGGACGTATGGCCCGACCAAAGACACCTCGCCCGCGCAATACCTGCAACGCCTTGAAGAAAACAATATTGTTTTTCCTTACCTTCCAATAGAGGTTATTGCTGTTTCGCAAGACGAGGACGGCAATGCTGTTATCTGGACAGCGCAAAAGTTTGCGGACGGTAAAGAGTTTGATTCAGAAAAAGAACTTGAATCTGCAATGGCAAAGCATGGGTGGGAGCGCGAAGGCGTATCTTACCGCTATAAACACAAGGAAACTGGCGCAGTTATTCAGGATGCGCACACCGGCAACGTGTTATATAACGGCGATGACCTATTCCCTATCGACGTTATTGTCGAGAAGCTGCCAAACAAAGGTACGGCGTTTTTCCAATCAGAAAAAGCCAAGCCATTCGATGGCAAGGAATCTGACCGGGCGCGCATAGCAGAGCGCGATGCGGATTACATGGCGGCAGTTGAGCGCGGGGATATGGAAGCTGCGCAAAAGCTAGTCAATGAAGCTGCGGCGGAAGCTGGGTATGTCAGTGATTCTGATTTTAGGATGACTCATTCTGCGCCAAACAGCGCCGATGGTTTTTCTGTCAGTCTTGCTGATGTGCGTGAAAGCGGTATGGTTCCTGCTGATTACTGGACAACGCCGAGATATTATCTTTCTGATAGCATGGAATTTGTCGCGCATTCTTCTATTGTTTCTGGTTTCCGTTCGCGTGATTTAAGACTATCAGGTGAAAGCAAAAGAAACCCAGATGATGCAGGTATTGTTGTTTATAGAGCAATTCCTAAAAATATAAAAGAAAGCAATATTCGCAATGGCGATTGGGTTACACCAAGCATGGAGTATGCGAGAAACGAAGGCCTGTCCATTCCTGGCGGTTACAAAATTATTTCACAAAGAGCAAAACTCCGTCACTTGTATTGGGATGGAAATAGTCCTGCTGAATTAGGTTTTGATAACGGCAAAGGCTACGCATACAAAAACACCAAGAACAACCGCAAGCTGGCGGATGCTGTCACTCGTGATGAGGATGGCAACATCGTTCCATTAAGCAAGCGATTTAATCCAAGAAAAGAGGAAGAGTATTTTCAGGACAAGGACTCGCCGCGCGGCTTCTTTGATCCAGCAACGCGCGACATAACCATGTTGGCAAAAGTCGACTTGTCTACTTTCCTGCACGAAGTCGGACACCTTTTCTTGGAGATACAAGCCGAGCTTGCGATGGATGAAAACGCAACGGATCGCATGAAAAGCGACATGGATGCTGTGCTGCAATGGTTTGGTGTAGAAGGCAAGAATGCCAGTGAGAGGCTGGCCGCATGGAATGCCATGACGCTAGAACAAAAGCGCCCATTGCACGAGAAGTATGCGGAAAGTTTCGAGCAGTATTTGTTTGAAGGCAAAGCGCCAAGCGCTGAACTGAAGGAGGCGTTTCAAACATTCAATGCGTGGTTGAAGTATGTTTACACCAGCATCAAAAACTTCCTGAATGAGTCTGGTCAGAATGCTGATCTGAATGACGAGATTCGAGCAGTGTTTGACAGGATGCTGGCGACAGAGGAACAGATAGCGCAAGCACAGCAAACCGCAGGCATGATGCCTATGTACGCATCACGGCCAGAGGGCGTATCGGACGCGGAATGGGAGGCATACCAGCAAGCAGCAGATGAGTATGTGCAAGCAGCAACGGAGCAGCTATCAAGCCGCGCCCTGCGCGACTTGAAGTGGGTTAAGAATGCAGTAGGCACAAAAGGCAAGATCATGCGTGAGATGCGCGGAGAATCCGCTGCGCTGCGCCGTGAGGCGCGCATGGAAGCTACAACGCGATTCCTTAGTCGGCCAATCGTGCAAGCCTATCAATTCCTCACTGCGCCAGTTGAGGGCGTGAAAGCCAGAAACAAACGCGCGCGGAGTAGCGAGCATGTGGATACGGCGCGCGATAGTCTGTTTACCGCTATTGCCAAGCTGGGCGGCCTGAACAAAGAAGAGGCTGTCAGTCAGTACGGTATTGATCCCAAAGACTTTCTGCGCAAAGGCGGCGTGTTTGGCAAACCAGTGTTGCGTGTAGATGGTGGCTTGTCGCCTGACGCAATGGCAGAGGCTTTGTCGCAACACAATTACTTGCCGCTGGATGAGCATGGCAAGTGGGATATTCGTGATCTTGAGGATTTGCTGCGCGAAGAGGCGGCGGGCAATCCGCAGTATTCGACTGATGTGGATATGGATGTGCTGCTGGGCGAGCCGCAGCGTGCCTTTTTTGACGCTGAAAATGTTGAGTACATGGGCGGCAGATTAAACCGCATAGATATTCGCAATATGTTTGATGATATTCAGCTTGCGGAAATGGCAGGCATTGATCCTTTTTCTGGTGAGAAGGTCGCTGACAGCGCAGTTTTGCAAGGGTATAATCAAAAAAGGAAGGTCGAGGGTGGCGGCAATGAAAGGCAATATGTCTTATTCGATGAACCGGGAAACGATAATGCTGCCGATAAAAAACGCGCACGCCGCAAAGGCGCACCTAGGAACATGGAGTCCGCCGAAAGAGTACCAGGCAGATACACCACAACAGTTAAAAGCGAAAAAACAAAAGAAATAAACGCTGGTTTTGATTTGCTGGACACACCGGCAAAAGTTGCGTTCGCAACATCTTCACTTTCAAAAAGCCCGCAAGAAGTTTTGTTTGCGGTAGCCACAGATAAAAACGATAAGCCGATAGCTATTCTGCGCCACAGTCTTGGAAGGCGAGATTCCGCAAGCGTTGACCCTGGCATTGTTGCTGGCTGGGCGGCAAATATGGAAGGCGCAGCTAATCTTTGGCTTTCGCACAATCATCCAAGCGGGAAGAGTGATTTAAGTAATGCTGATAAAAATATAAGCAAAATAATTGGTGATATTCTCGATGGTACGGGAATAACAAACCGTGGAATTATTGCTGTTACCCATGAAGGAAATTACTCGTGGGTGGATACTTCTGGAAGTGATGAGACCGGCAGCATTCCTGAGCCAGAGAAAAATAAAAAAGTAAGTGTTGTTGAGCGAGAGTTTTCATCGAATGGGTTGCTGTCTGATGATTATTCTGATGGCGTAAATAATCCAGCAGATGCAATAAAAATGGCAAAGGATATAGGCGGCGGAGAGGCTGGTATTGTGATGCTGGATGCGCAATATAGGCCGATTGGATTTATGCCGATAAATTACACGGAGGCAAACAATGCTCGCGGCAAAAAACTGCACAAGGACATTGTGCGTGCTATCGAGTTAAGTAATGCAAGTACTGTTTTGCATTACTCGCCCGATAGCGGAAGAGCTGTTGAAGATGGCATGCTGAACATTGGCGCGCTGATGGATGTGGCGAATATAAAAACAATTGATGCAATTGTTGGCGGCAATACTTCGCTCGCCAGCAGGGATGGCATATTGTCCTCAAACACATTCCAGCAAAACAAGAAAAAGAAAAACAAAGACCCTAATGCCCCTCGCACACTCGAAAGCATGGGCGTGTTGGCTGACGATGGTATTCTTCCAGAATTGGTTGCTGGATACTTTGGCATGGAGACTGAGCAGTTAATTCGCGGATTGTTGGGTACGCCTGAGCTTGGAGATATAAAGCAGGCAATCGAGAATATGACAGACCAGATTATGCTTGAGCGCCATGCTGATCTTGCTACACCAGAGGCAATGGCGGAAGCCACGCTAAAGGCGGTGATGAATAAAGCGCGGGCGAAGTTTGTTGCTACGGAATACGCGATCCTTGCGAAAGCAGCAGGCGGCGCAAGAGCAACAGAGAAGCAAGCAAAAGAATACGCGCAGCGTGTGATTGGTGAGACAAAAGTGAAGGATGTTAAGCCAGAGAAGTTTATTGCTGCTGCTGCCAAGGCCGGTAAGGAAGCGCAAAAAGCAATGGCGAAAAGCGACACAAAAGCCGCGCTGCTGGCAAAGCGCAATCAAGTGCTGAACGAGGCAACGGCAAAGCTGGCGGTTGATGTAAAAGAAGAAATCGGAAAGTTTGACGATCTTGCAGCAAAAATTATCAAGGCGACGAATGAGAAAAACGCCAAGCGCGGGCGCGATCCTGATGTGGTGAACGCGATCACGGCTGTCATGGGCTTTTATGGCTTCTATCCTTCTCGCCAACAGAATGCGATGGAGTATTTGGAGCGCGTGCGAGAACATGATCCCGATATGTTCTTGCGGTTACAGGATGCTGTGAACCGTGCTGCCGTGAACCAGAAAGATTTTAATGATCTGACGATCAATGAGATGCGCGGCTTGCGCGAAGAAATTGAGGGGCTTTGGTATACCGCCAAGCGTTCGCGCCAGATGGAAATTGACGGCAAAAAAATTGATCTGCAAGAAGCGGCTGATGGGCTGGTTACAAGACTGCTTGAAGTTGGATTGCCTGATGAGAAATTGGGCGCAAAGAATGCGCCAACCGAAAAAGACCTGCTGACGCACAAACTGAAAACGGCTGGCGCATGGCTGACGCGCGTTGAGCAATGGGCGGAGCGCATGGACGGGCAGTGGGGCGGCGCGTTCACTCGCTACATATTCCAGCCAGTCAAAAAAGCCGCTGACCGCTATCGCACAGAAGCCACTGAATACAATCGCCGTTATGTGGCGCTGATTGATGCCTTGCCAAAAATGAAGCGTGGTTTAATTGCTGCGCCGGAGCTTGGGTATACCTTCGGAGCTGGCGATCAAAAGGTGGGCATGGCTGAATTGCTGCACGCTGTCTTGCATACTGGTAACGCGAGCAACAAACGCAAGCTGCTGCTTGGGCGCGGATGGGCTGTATTGCGCGAGGATGGCTCGTTGGATACTGCGCGATGGGATATGTTTGTGGAGCGCATGCACAAACAGGGCGTGCTGAAAAAAGAGCATTATGATTTTGCGCAAGGCGTGTGGGATTTGCTTGAAGATACCAAAGCGGGCGCACAAAAAACGCACAGGGATGTATTTGGCTACTACTTCGCCGAAGTAACGGCTGACGCTTTTGGAACGCCTTTCGGTATTTATCGCGGCGGCTATGTTCCTGCGCAAGCCGATCCTCGTTTAGTGGTTGATGCTGCGCAACGAGCAATGGCCGAAGAAGAAAATAACACGCTGGTGAATGCGTTTCCTGCTACTGCCAAAGGGTTTACCAAAGGTCGGACGGAATACAACAAGCCGCTGATGCTTGATCTTCAGTCACTGGCGCAGCACATAAACAAAGTGCTGCTGTTCACGCACATGGAGCCTGCCGTGCGTGATGTGAAAAAGCTGCTGATGCGCAACGAGGTAGCGGAAACTCTCGGCGCTGTTGATCGCGCAGCGTATGACTCAATGCTAACGCCCTGGCTTAGTGTTGCAGCAAGACAAAGCGTAAACACACCAGTGACAGGCGATGCTGGAATATCTAATGCCGTGAACATTGCGCGCAACAATACCGGCATGGCGCTGATGGCGGCAAACCTAAGCAATGCGATGCAGCAAATAACAGGCTTTTTGACTGCCACACAAAAAGTTAAGGGTAAGTACATACTGCGAGAAACCGCTAGTTTTTTGGCTCGGCCAAGGGAATATGCAAACGAAGTTCGGGCAGCTTCAGAGTATATGGCTGTGCGTATGGACGCAGAAATTCGCGCGATCAATAGTCAGATAAATGAATTATTAATTGCGCCAACCGCATACCAAAAAATAAAAGCATTTGCAGCAAGGCATGCCTATTTCCTGCAGGCCATGATGGATAACACCATGTCGCCAATTATCTGGCGAGCGACTTTTAATCAGTCCGTAGAAAAAGGAATGACGGATGCTGATGCGGAGCAGTATGCCAATGCGACTATCAGACAAACGCAAGGCAGTAGTTTGCCCGAAGATGTGAGCAGGGTTGAGGTGGGCGGTGCATTCTGGCGTGCAACCATGCAGTTCTATGGTTATTTCAATTCAATGGTGAATACGAATGTCGTTGCTGTGAAAAACGCAAAAACAAAAAGCGAGGCGATGGGGCATATTATTTATGGCGCAATCCTACCTGCGATTGTCGCGCAATCTATCGCTGTCGCTATGCGCGGCGGCGTGGATGACGATGATTATGATGGCTGGCTAGACGACTGGATAACCGAAGTGGCTGGAACGGGATTGTTCCGATACGCCACTGCAATGGTTCCAGTGGTGGGGGCGTTTGCCAATTTGGCTGTTGGGTACACAACCAAAACGCCAGTTGATGATCGTATGCAAACCAGCGCCACAACTTCGATGATTGGTTCTGCGCTGCGCGCCGTGGACAGCGTGCCCGATGCAATTACAGGAGATGGCAAGCCAAGCAAGGCAATAAAAGATGTTGCTGCGGGCGTTTCGCTGTTTACTGGGTTGCCGATATTTGCGCTGGCGCGACCAGTTGGTTATGCCGCTGATGTTGCTGCTGGAGAAGTTTCGCCGACCAGTGTCGCAGATACAGTGCGCGGCATGCTGACTGGAACCGCAAGCCCGGGCAGTAAGTAATGTTCTAGTCATGCTTTGTCTCGCCTCTACCATTTGCGTAGAGGTGCAGTTATGACTGTTAGCGTTAGTGATCGTCAGTCCAGTAATTACAGTGGGCCACAAAGCAGCGGGCATGAGTACGAGTTTTCGTTTCGCTTGCACGATGCGTCGATGCTTTATGTTGAGATCGCGGATGGCGATGGCGTTAAAACCGAGGCTGATCCTAACGATTATTCCGTTACGCTGAATTATGACCAGTATGGCAACCCTGGTGGAATTGTTACATACGACCTTGCGTTGCCTGATGGCTCGTTTTTGAGGGTTATCAGTCGCCTCGAAATACAACAACAATCAGAATTAACTGCCACGCCATCGTATGTGCCGCGCAATGTTGAAGATGCGCTGGATTATCTTGCGATGACTATGCAAGACCAGGGGCGCGCTGTTGATGAGGCTGTCAATGTCGCCCAAGACGCTGCCGACTCTGCCGCTTCTGCATCTGCAAACGCCGCCAGTGCTGCCGCTGATGCTGATGCTGCCGCAGATAGCGCTAACGCATTATCAACACTGCAATCAGGCGCACCAACAAACGAGGCTATTGCAGAGGGCAACACCGTTCTGGCTGCACTGTGGAAACTGCAAGGGCAGATACTAGCGTCTCGTGACATTGCATTTATCGACACAGGCGCAGGTTCTACTTACACAATGACGGCGGAAGAAAGTGCAGCCGCAGTGTGGATTTTTGCTGGTGGCACTTCTGATTGTACGGTTACGCCGGTCTATAATACTTTGACGCAGGGCGTTAAAAGTATAACCACGGAGTTCTCAGGCCACGATATAACGATTGACGGAAATGGTTTTGCCGCAGGCGCTTACGGAGCATTTAGTGCGTTCTTAGATTCATTCGGTAATTTCGGTGTTTTTTCTTTGACAGACGGAGCGACAAACTCGCGTGTATTTGAAAAAAATGCAACGACATACAACCTCGCGGATTTAATCAACGGAACCTACAATTATTTTCCCAACGCTTCTGCCGTAACTTTAACCGTGCAGCCGCACGCAACTGCTGCAATACCGGCAAATGCAGCGTATGAAATTGAGCGGCGAGGTGCTGGTGATTTAACGATTGTCGCAGGCAGTGGCGTAACAATTTTGCCACCGAAAGGCGGAAGTTTGATTTTAGAAGACGGCGATTTTGTTGTGCTGAAACGCACAGCGGAAAATGAATACAAATTACACGGCACAACTCAAAGCGCATAATTTTTAACTGGAGAAAAACAACATGAACGCAGTCAATATCACAGTACCTTTTTTGTTTAATGGCGTACATTACCAAGGCATGTCAGTACACAACGGCGTAGATTTCGAGCTGCTTGATGTACCTTGCTCTGAGCCTGATCGTGCGATCACTTTGGAGGGTTCTATCTGTATAAACGGCGAGACTGTTCCGGTTTCGTTGTCCGGCGTTATCCCAGCCGTGCAGAAAAAACTACTTTCAATTACCGGCGCTGAAGAAGGCTCATACCCGAAAGGCGTGTTGGTCAGCGGTTTTTCTGCCGTGAACCCCGACGAGCCAGCGCACCCGCTGTATTTGCAGATCGTGCCAGCGTCATCAGCGGAGTAACACCGTGAACAAAAAAGCAGGTTTTGGGTTCTCGGCAATCATATTGGCGTGCGGTTTGGTGGCGAACTATGAGGGCTTGGTTCTGAGCCGTTACGCTGATCCTGTCGGGATACCCACCATTTGTTTCGGAGAGACTGACAAGGAAGTTATCCGGTTCGACACGCTCAACCGTGAGCAATGCACAGTAGTTCTTGGCGCGTCACTCGCCGAACATGCGCGCTACGTTGCGCCGTGTATTACCCGTGAGATTAAACCCTATGAGGCGGCTGCTGTGTTGTCGTGGTCGTACAACGTGGGCGCAGGTGCAGCCTGTAAATCCACACTGATTCGAAAGCTGAACGCTGGACAGGAATGGTGCAGCGAATTAAAACGATGGAACGTAGCTGACGGTCAAGTGTTGAAAGGATTGGTAAAGCGAAGGGACGCCGAGTATCAAATGTGTACAACCGGAAAGTGGGTGAAATGAATGTTTAATCTTTTGGCGGCAATATTGAACAACTGGCGCGTGGTTTTGTTTGTCGCGCTGATCTGTTTTCTGACGCTGTTTTTTACCGTGCAGAAAGCGCGTTTGACTACTGCACAACACAGTGCAGACGAAGCGCGTGCAGAGTTGTTGCAATACAAAACCGCAGCGCAATCATTGAGTGAAGAGCTGGAAAAAACAAACGCTCGCATACAGGAAACAGATAAGTTATTGGCGCAACGCGAACAAGAAAAAATAGCTGCTGAAAAAGTCGCGGCGACTGCGCGGAAAAAATACCGATCAATTGTGGAGAAAAGCGATGATGCGTGTATGGGTAACGCTGTGCCTGCTGATGTGCTTGGCTGGCTGCGCGACAACACGAACTGAAACGGTCGTCATAAAACCGCCTGCTGCGCTGCTGCAAGATTGCCCTGTGCCAGAGGTGGATGTAAAAAACTGGGGGGATTTGCCGCCAGCTTTGGTTGAGATGCGAAACGCGCTCATAAGCTGTAATCGAGACAAGGAAAAATTACGACGATGGGCAGGCTTAAAATGACAGAGTGCGACCGTGGATTCTGCGATGAATTATCAGAGCGACTGCGCGAAGTCGAGCATAACGACATTCGGTTTGCCGAAGCGCTGGAAGGTATCAAGAAAAATACGGATGAATTGCTATCCGTTGCGCGTCAACAGGTGCGGCTTGAAGAGCGTCAGATTAGCCAAGGACAAGCGTTAGATCGTATGTTCAAAACAATGGAAGAATCTAACAAAATATTTGATGCGCGTCTCAGGCTGCTTGAAACGAACGCGCCGACGAATAACCTGGCAACCAAATGGATTTTTGCCGGTGTTGCTGCCGCGATTTCTGCTGCTGTGACATGGGTGGGGAAACATCTATGATCAGAGCAATCCACTATCGTCGTTACGACCACAAAAACTATCGGTTCATTCTGACCGCGCCGCTGACGCTGGACACGGGCATTATCAATCGCGCATGCAAAACGGATTGGATCGAGCTGGATCGCAACGGCGTGATGACGCTATCGGCTGACTACGCATGGGACGGTGCAAGTGGCATCGCAATCAACACCGAAAACGCGATTGCGGCGAGCTGCGGACATGATGCGCTGTATCAGTTGATGGACTTGGGATTGCTGCCGCTGACGCAACGATTGAAAGCGGACGCGTGCTTGCGCCGCTGGCTGATCGAAGGCGGTATGATAGAACTGCGTGCAAATTTGTGGTTTTTTGCGGTACGATTGTTCGGCGAACTTTATATAAAACGACGGTGATACTTTGGGCATTACCCGGATAGACAATTTTTCCGCAGGGGTAAACAACGTGGCGTCCCGAAACGCGCTACCGCGTTTGCGTACCGGCGCGCGGTATGTAGCGGGCGCGGATAACGTTGATTTTATGCAAGACGGAAGCGTTAAATCACGCTTCATATTTACTGACTGGGCGGACGACCCACCCGTAACTGCGTGCATCCCCTTTTTAGATGGGGCCGTCGTCGCGTGTACGCAACCAGAAAACGAACTGCCCCCCGACCAATATGACCACTGGGTTGATTTTGGCGAGATGGCGTATATAACGTTCGCCTCGTTAAACGAGCGTATGCGCGGTGATTACGGTACCTATACAGCGCTCACAGTGGCGGAGACGATACACACACCGATACCGCCGTATGCCCATCCGCCGTACGGGACGACGTATTATCCGGCGGATGTCTTATATGGGGGCGTGGTGTCGAATGGCGTAGTTTTTATTCACGCGCGACAGTTCCTACACCCCGAGACAATCGTCGGTATAACGTTCGATGGGGTGAGTGCGGGAGTCTGGTACGTTCCGCCCCCGACAGCGGGGGTGCATTGCTCTGCTTACGGGGAGTCTTCCGGCGGCGACCGGTACGGCGAGTACCGCTTTGCAGCTACGCGTGTACGCGGTGGGGTTGAGAGTCCTCCGACGTTATTCCCTCCTCAGATGTGTTCTATGCCTGTATTTTCTTTTTCATCAGTCGTGGACGGATCCGACGAGTTCCGATTTTATGTGGCCGTGCCGGATAGCGCTGTATACACTTTGGCTGCATCCGTAGTGCCTGGAGGGCAAAAACAGGTTACTTTGAGCGACTTAGACCTCGTAGGCGCTGAGTATTTGGATACAATTGGGTTCGTAGTACCCCCCGCGTCGAAAATACTAGCGGCATTCCAGGGGTCTATCTTCGCCGCCGCCGGTACCTGCGTATATGTAACGGATCCCTACAGACCTTCTTTAGTGGACGCTTCGCGTGGGATATTCAACTTTCCAGAGAAAGTTACTGATATTGTCGCCACGGATGCCGGCGTTTTTGTGTTAGCGGGGGAGGCGTATTTTTTACAGGATGTGTTCGATGATAATTCCCAAAAACTTACTCGGCTAGAACCCAGCGTACCCACGTTCGCAGGGACCCTCGTGGCGTTGGGCGAGTCGGAGGTTATGTGGGCTACCGCTGACGGGTTTGTTGTATGTAAGGGGTCGGGCGCGGTAGAATATGTGACGAAGGGCGTCTATACGCCGACTTTCACGGGTAGACAAACCCCTTCTGTTTTTTACCGCGACGGGCAGCGGATGGTTACATACACCGACCAACCTGCACAGCGGTTCTTCCCGATCATAAACGCCCCCGGTTGAGGTGATGATGAGTATTGTGGCTGGTATCAAGTATAAATTTCGATTGAAGGCTCCTGACGGTTCGGTAGAAGAGTGGGAATCTTTCAACGCTATGCCCGATGAAGGAAAAACGTATTGTGTAGGGCGCATCTTTTCCAACGGCACCGATCTGATACCTACATTTTATGTCGGTTTGTGCCGCGCCTATTCGGGCGGGTTTCGAGACAATCTGGGCTTGCCCGATATCGTTGGGGTTGAGGTGAGCGAGTATACGGGGCTCGATCGCCCCGTTTGGACTCCTACGTTAACTACGAACGCTACGAATGCAGCCTCTCCGGCGGAGTTTGAGTTTTCAAGCGATTCAACGGGGATTGCGAATGTATTCCTCTGTTCCCAGCAAACTCGTGGCAACAGTTCCGGCGTACTGTTTAGTATCGCTCCTGTTACCCCCGCAGCGATTGCGGTGTCTGCTGGCGCAGTCTTGCAAGTAACCGGCGCGTTTGAACTCCGTAATATCTAACAAGAGGACTGTATACATGGCCAAGGTAAGTTTTAGTGTCGGTTTTGTTAATGCGCTTTTAGGGGTTGATTCCGCCAGCGGGGTGTTGACCGATACCGGTACGAATCGGTTCGTACTCCGTATATACGGCCTCCAACAAGCCAGCGCACCGGCCGCTACTATTTTATCGGGGTCAGTACCTGACACAGCTAATCATGCAGTAACCCAAAAAAATACTGTTATAGGGGGTAGCGTTATAACCCTCTTGGATCTAGAAGAAGTACCTAGCTCAGGTGTAGTGTTCGGTACTGCCGCAGCAGGCGTTCTGCCTATGGGGGGCACCGCTTGGAGCGGGACTACTATTTCGACAGGGGGCAACCCTCTGTACCCGACATTCTTCCGCATATGCCGGTTTAACGATGACGGATCTGACAACCCTAGTAGCATTCGTATCCAAGGCGATATTCGAACAGCGGATATTACTGGGGCGGGGATGTTCTCGACGGCGTCGTTGGCTTTGAACACCTCCCAAACGGTGGACTCTTTCCAGCTAACTATCGCTTCAGCGTCTTCGTATTGATAGGCGTGTATGCGCCTCTTTGCGGAAGGGTATAGGCGTTTATCCCGTAAAAAGGGCTTTGTCGTGCTCCAGCAGTACGTGCCCGCACAACCCGCACAACCCAGTACTTTGCGCACGGATACTCTCTGGTACTCAGTGGGGAGTATTACCGGGTCCGCGTCTATCTACGTGCCTGTTCAGTTGAACCCGCCTGATACTGCTATCACCTGGATGCGGATTGAGAACCCGGTAGTGGGGGCTGTTGGGGAGGGGTATGTTTTTGTTAACGGGTACAAAGTTATTTTGACGCTGGTCAACGAGGGGTCGGTAAACGAGTATTGGGGGTACCCGGTCTACGTTACCTCCGGCCACCCGGCGATACCCGCGCAACCTGCAATACCTGAGATTGCTGTCCCCGCGCGTGTGGCTGATTGGAGGTTTTTCGGACACATAGACACCCAGATGTTGTATGGAGACGGCGGCCTGTCGTTTTCCGTCCCGTCCGCGAGCGGGGTTGTTTTAGTCGGGCTTACTACGCAGACGGACCAGATAAGCAGCGCGAAGACGGCGTCTGAGGTAGTCCTTCGATTTAACGAAGGCACTGTAGCGGTATTACGCGGCATGAATGGTTTGTCTGGGTTCTCGTGGACGTTCCAGCCGACAGACCGCTTTGCAATGTATAGACGCGGCAACCGATTGGCGATCCTGCACATGAGCGCAGCCGGCGATGTGATTCGCTCCACGCTTATACCAGGGGATGCCCCCGCGGGTTCTATAAGACCGTACGCGGCGTTGTTCGCTTCGGGCGACACGATCGCCTATACGCAGGTTATCACTGAGAGTGATCTAAATCTGGACGACAGGATCCCTGCGCAAGGAAGCAGTGTTTTCTTTATGGACGACGGCGTTGCGGCGTCCCCCCGCGCCACTTTTGTCCTGGGGGCGTTTTCGTCGCGTTTTGATATACGTATGGACGGAAGTTTTTCAGGCGCTTTAGAACTGACTACGAGTTTCTACATACCCGCTTCCCCCCGCGCCCTGTTGGTGATTGGGGGGAACGCGCGTTTTTATGTGGAGGGGGGTGTCTCGGCGTCCGTAACAGGCGCGTTTTTCCCAACAACGAATGACCCATCGTTTACGAATGCGTGGTTCGGGCCTGTAGCACCGCTTCGCCTGCGTATAGATACGGTTGGGTTTGAGGCGCGACCGACGCCGATCCGCACGAGCGTAGATTTTAGCGCGGCTGTCTCGACCACTTCGAATACGCTCCCGCGCATGAAAGACCCGCTCGCGTCGTTGCAGCCTGCGCTCGAGGTTAGTTTCGTTGCTAACGACGATTCTCTGTGGCGTTTTTGGTTTGGTAATGACCCGACGACGTTTGTCTCCGCTCCAGTGTTTATCGTTGAGGCAACGGTCGCATTCCAACCGATACACGTTGATTTTTCGGTCGGAGTATCCTCCGAGGTGGGTACCGCTGATTTGGCCGGTTATATGTCGTGCGTGACGGTGAACACAGCCACCTACGCCGTGACGCATTACTCAGATATACATATTGCAGGGGTCATCCCCCCTAGCGAAGGGGGTAAGCAGTGGTTTCTGCTACACGACCGATATGGGCGAGGCTTTTTCCGCCTGGAGTGGGGGGAAGAACCTCCATACGATGTCATTTCTCCCGGGTCCGCCGGCGTCACCCCCGTCCCGGCGCCTTTCGACGCGGCGGTTGATTTCGGTGCTTCTGACTTCGGCTCGTCCACGAGAAAAAACGTCGATTCCATGTGGGTGTCGATCGTTCCTATAAAAGAGCTGGAGTACGAGGAGTATTTATATGACTTTGAATCGCAGGGCTATGTACTCAGGGCTACCCACGAACCGTTTTCGACTTATAACGTGACGGCCACAACGTACGACGAGTCGCAGAATCCGACCCCGCTAGTGTACCCAGTTACATACTACGACCCCACATCCAGAGCTATTTTCGGGAGGGGGGTGTTTACGAAAGAGTGGGGCGTTCGTTTAGACTTTTTTGAGTTACGGTGCGGTTTCGCCCTAGATTTCGTCGAGTTATCGATAAATAACGGCGCCGCACGTAGGTCGTACGGGTAGCTATGTTTGTCGGGCCTATTAAGTACTTATCGTCGGATGTATTGGACATAGATACGATCCCGTTAGTCCGGAATTTCGGCAGCCGTTTTTTAGCACTTGCTCCCGGCGCCGGAGGAAAACGCATCATACGAGAAGCGATTGTCTCTGCCAGTAAAGCGAGCACCCCGCCATACATAACCACAGTGATAGCGGCGCCCCCTACACCGACTTTGTTTGTTTTGGCAGGGGCGTTTTACACCGCTGCGGATTTTGGAGCGGCTTTGTACCCGCTCTGCCCACTAGGCGTTACGTGTCATAATACGCTTTTTCCGCAGGCGCGCATGCGGTTTTTACCGGAGGAAGAGTCAAGCCGGGAGAAGTGGCCGCGGTATACATACTACGATTTCGACAGCGACGGTGTGTTTTCTATAGACAACACTTCTGGGGTGAACTCATTTCGCTCTGTCGGCGACCCAAAGGCGCGATTTGAGTTCCCATTTATAACGGACGTGCATATGGGGGCGTGGGATAGAGGGGTCGTTCTTGCGGAGGCGCAAAATACATTCCCTAATAGCAGCAAACCGTCTGTGTCGGAAGCCGGTATAGGGGTGAGTTTAATTTATGCTGCGTCGGATATAGACGCAACCCACTTCAATTTTTCCATGCCAGAGAAAAGAACCGTACCACGTCTATTTGGCGTAAATATATCCCCCAAAATGTTCAAAGATGCTTTCGAAGGCGCGGTATGGGCTACAAAAGGGTTGGTACATGGGGCTAGTGCAGCCGTAGCGTTTAAGGAGAATATGGGGTTTACCCCCCTCGATAATTTCGGGAGCGTGGTGGGGGATACGTGGGCGCCTACGGGCGCAGATGGTATGGTAGCCGCATTTGCACACTACACACAGGAAGGCAAGAACCCCCCTGAGATGAGTATCGTAGTCGCCACTCCGCTAGCTTGGGGGGATTACGAGCCCCTCCTACCGAAGCTGAACGACTATATGGCGGACATATACGCATATTATAAGGACCATTACTACGACGGGGATGAGATATCGGAAGACGCTAATAACTGGAGTGCGTATTACGCACCGACATCAGACCCCATAAAGTTCGCTAACCCAGACAACAAAAACGAACTAAAAAAACGGACCACCTACCTCCCAAAACTGCCGGACGAGAACATGGCGGGGGTAGGGGTTGGGGTGTGGAAGTTACCGGGTGGCGCGCTGCGTAAGTATGAACTGGAACCATCCAAAGCACCGAAAGTAGAGTTTTTAGACGCATCTGTCACGCGGGCCACGGCGCTTACAAACACTATAGGGGATCTGATAGAGGAAGATATCTTATGGTACCCGCTGCAGTATTTCCCCGAACCCGAACCGGGGGACGACCCCACCCCGATAGAGGATATTGCGGACAAAATAGGGCGTAATTTCGGGTGGGTTTACGTCTATGGCGTTGCGTGCGCTAATCACCAAGAGCGGTACTCCGATGGAGTTTCCGACTCGTCATTCGCTGTAGGTTTTTGGGTAAATAACGAGACTGAGGAAGGTTCGGGAGAGGACACACACGCAGTGACGTACGACGGGTTCTTCGTCAAGACTGGGCGGGTATCCGCTTTATCTGGGGAGCTAAAAGATGTTTCGGTTACCGAATGGGGTGTCGGCTCCAGTACGAACTTCCTGCGCGCGTTTATAAGCACGGGCCCCCCAGGCAGTGAGGTTCCCGATCTTAGCGGGAGGAAGAGCAAGTTCATAGGGTTTTGTAACTCCGGCACGGATGTGCTTCTGGCGACCGAAACCCCGACCCATTTTGCTCGTATCGAGGAGTATGACGCGAAGTCGGAGGATAACCGTAACCAAGGTCTTTTCTTTTCGCAGGTAGACTTCGAGAACGTAAAGTTGACAGCGCTTTTTCCTGAGTCCCTCGAGAGAGTTAACGTGGTTACGTCTCACACACCGTTATCCGCATTAGCGGCGGAGGTGTTTCTGAACTATTACGTTTCATCCGAAGCAGTGAAAAAGACACCCGCAGTGTTCCCGCCGTCCCCCCAACAAAAAATCGCCGTTAGACCCAGCGACGGCGGCGGGGTCCACGTTCTAACCGCCGAATACAATAAAACAAACCTTACAATCGAACTGTACTTAGAGTCCGTGGGCGGCGAACGCGAGTTTGTTTTCCCAGTACCTATGGATAAACTGCCCCCTAGCGCCAAGAAAGTATGGGCTGCGGGGGCGTATCAGTTGACCGAGCTTCTTCCGCCGTATCCACAGACCGCAGAAGGAGAGAACCCCGCGCTACCTGCAGTGCTGCTGCTTACGTTCAACGGGCTTGCTACTGTCGGGGCCAACGTCGCGAACGCGTATCCGGCGACTACGGGCGAAGTTCGCAGATTTATAACCCGTGATTTCGGCGAGACTTGGGAGCGTTTTATCGACGATAGCTTCTCCCCGATGTATTATCTAGGCAACCAGTTGCGGTCGGTTTCCCGTTCGCCGATAAAAAAGAGAGACAGTTAGTATGGGGAATTATAGCGATACCAGGGGGCAGTTGTTACAAGTTGCGAGCACGGCACTTTTGCAGGCAGACAACTGGGCGCGCGCGGCGTTTTCGTTAGGAGGAACGCGCCCCCCATCAGTAGGCGTCGATGACCCGGGGTACAAAGTCGGCGCCACACCGGTAATAAAAAACATCCCCCCGCTGTCCACATTCCTCAACATGCCCGATGAGTCTGAGGATACATTACTCAAGTTGGACGGGTATGTGGACGATTACATCGGAAGATTCTTCCCGACGATAAACAACTGCCTACGAACTATACCCGACGAATGGTTGTGCGACGTCATCAGCGGCGTGAAGCCGCTCGGCAACCACTACGAGCCATTCCAAGCGATATGGGATAAGGCCCGCGATCGTTCTGTGTACGATTCTCAGGGGGCGTTCCGGAAGGTGAAAGCGTCTTTTGCCGGGCGCGGTTTTTCTCTACCGCCGGCCACAATAGCGGCGGTGACTATGGAGGCAGAAAGACAGAGAGCTATGGCGTTGGGGGATATCAACCGAGACGTCATGGTAAAACAGGCGGACGTACTCAAAGAGGTGTTGTTGTTTGCGGAACAGCAGGCGCTTCAGTATAAGTTGGGTATTGTGCAGGCGATGGCGGATCTATATAAACAGTGGATCCTCCTGCCCACCCGGAAATATGAAATGGCGCAGGCAAAAGCCAGTGCGCTGGCAACGTATATCCAGGCGATTACCGCGCAGTCGAACGTAGAAGTAGCGTTTGAAAATCTGCGTTTGAAAGCGGCTGAGTTATCCGTAAATGCAGACGAAGCTGACGGTCGTTTACGTGTAGCCGCAGCCTCCTCAACTGGCAGCGGGGCAGCCGCTCTGGGAACTGCGTCCGCGGGGTTTTCTCAGGCAGCAGGCACTGCTGCTAACGCCGCCAGCTCGTTAGTCTCTATAATTGAGGCGGCGTAATGTACATACAGACCTCACTGACTTTAGGCGCTTTCGCCGGTAGGTATCCGTCCGACAGTTCTCGCCGGGGGGTATCCGCGTTGGCGGGTTTCGTCTCTGGTTTTTTCCCGACAACGGGGGAGGTCGACATAGCTAACGTCGTGGGTTTTTCTGATGCGACTGCCACTCGGTCCCGTATACTGGCCGGGGTTTGTGTCCGCGAAAGCTTCGTAGTCGGTGAAGACAGCTTCTACACATACTGGGCTGATGTGATTGTAGGTGGGGTGACGGTAGATTCTGTACAACTGACTTCACTCAATTTCGGGGTGGATTCGGTGTTCAACGTAGAGTTCTGGTCTGAGGGGGAGGGCGATGTCGGCGATTTTTCCGGTGTTTACCGTGCTAGGGTAACGCACAACGACGCCGTGTTGTTCAACGACTACATACCCCATCAGGCAAGGATATCCCCCCAGATACCACAAAACCCTAGTATATGCTCTATATCATACGAGACCCCGCTTACTCCTACTCAGAGCGGGTACTCTTATACAGATGTGCGCACCGCGCTACCGTTTTATAGGGATATGTATCGCAGCTTTTCGTCCGAAGCCGACCTCGACGATATACCCCCGGGCTACCCCTCGTACAACACGGTCATTTCACATCCGCTGGCGGAGAGGGTGTTTACCGCGAGAAACGCAGGTAGTACGGATTTCGCTGGTAATGCTGGTGTGTTCGAGCGTATAAACAGGTGTGTTTTTTCGCTCGTTGCCGCCGGGCTCACTTCATACTTACATAGATTGTGGGTGACGACTGCTTCTACGGAGACAGCGGCTTGCGTCGATTGGCTGGCCCCGTGGGATGGCACTAGATCACTTACACCGATGTCCACCTCCTTCAATGCGTTAGCGGGTATTCGGGGGTCTTCTGTCGGCGGGTATTACGACACCAATGTACCGTTGTCGGACCTGCCCTCTGAATTCGAGATCGGCATATTAACAACGGCGGTAATCACTGGCGCTTCCAACGGTAATTTTTTCGGGGCGTTGGATAGTTCCGGGGTGGGAGTTTCGTGCTCGGCTACCGGTACAACCGGTGTCGTAACCTATAGAGCTATGACTTCGACAGACAACAACACTCCAAGCGGGGTGCTGTCGCCCGGGCTACTCGCGTTGAGCATACAGGATGGCGGTGATTTTGCTGGGCTTGTGTCAGGGGATTATTTAGCGTCCCATCAGACAACCGGTATCACTCCGGGAAGCGCCACAACAAATAACCTGTTTGTAGGCGCTATAAATGACGATGGTACTGCTGTAACAGGGCTGACCCCGTATATGCAGGCGGTGTATATCGGCCCTCCTCTGGCCGAGGAACAGCGGTACCGCCTTTGTAGTATAATCGGGGAATACGTTTTCAGTGCGAATGTTCTCGGAGGGTAGATTTTTTTATGTCCTATGACATCAATTTGAACGATCTGACTGATCGACAAAGAACTGCTTTCGCGTTGAATGGGAGGGATGGACTTCGCGCGCTTTTATACGGTGGAAGTAACAAAGGCGCCCCTCCGTGGATGTTCGACGGCGGTAGCGTACAAACTACCAGCGGCGCAACAGATAAAGGTCTGTGGGATTTAGCCGAAAATGAGCGGTACGACTACATACGCCAAAACGGAACGAACGATTTCTCCGGCGTCGTGGCGCTCGGTAACCAGAACATCGAGCGCCGTATGCGAAATTCACAGGCAGAGCAGATGCGCAAACAGGCCGCACAAGGCATAGGTGTAGGGACTGTTCTACGAAACCCGACCTCCGCTCCCGTTTCAACGGGGGTGGGAGGTTTCCCCCAAGGTAGCGGCGCCCAAATCGGTAAAAAACTCTTTGACAACGCGATGAGCGCTACCTACGCCGACGGTAAATCTGTCCTAAACGGGCGACATACTTTTGGGATGGTACAAGGTCCCGGCGGTCCTAAACAGGATTCCGTTGGACCCGCGGCGCTGCCTGCGAGCGGGGAGGAAGCGTATTTATCTAACGGCGAGGCGGTACTCCCAGCAAAAACTGTAGATTCGCTGAATAATCAGTTTTTCGGAGGGGATGACAATGGCGTTGAAAAGTATACACTTGTTACTAACCAACCCTTCAAAAAAGAAAACCAATCCGACCTACGTCGCCGGATAGACGGTGTCGGCGGGCCGGGGGCGGTTGAGCAATTCAAAGACAACTATTTATCTGATGAGGGCTACGACATGAAGAATAAAAGTAAACTGCGTAAATACGCCGACGGGCTATCGACTTGGGACAGCGTTGCTGATTGGGCGACCAAAAAACTCGGCGGTAGAGGGTACCCACAAGAATATTTGGATCAACTCAGTGCGGATACGAAAGCGCAGGAAGACCGCGAAGCTGCTGCGGCCACACGCGCTGCCGCAGGCAATTATAACGAAGCAACCCTAAAGTCGAACCAGGAGAAAGCGAAGGAGCTAGACCCTACCAACGTAGGCGGTGCGTTGGCGGGCCGAGGCCGCCGGATAGACGAACTTAGTGGTTACAGCGACGGTAAGAAGCTGGCTCCTAAGAAAAAACGCCTTGGTTTGAGCGCGCTCCGTAAGATGGCGGTGTAACCTTATGCAGCCCAGTGCTTTGCGTCTGCCGGTGACACCTACCACAAACACACTGCGGAATGCAGCCGACTCTGCGCAGAGTATGTTGCGCAGGGCTGCTCCGGCAGTGGGCAGGGCGTCGACCCCCGCCTTAGCCGGTGCGCTCGCCATCCCCCAAGTGCTGGATGAATTCAAACCTGTAAGACCTGAATCGAGTAGGCCTGACCCAGGATGGGAGTGGATGGGTTTGGCGGACTATGCAGCTATTGATTCGGCGATCCGCGCACCTATTACAGCGGTTACAAATGCAGTGGCCAAACGCACTCCATACGCGCGGGCTATTCCGTGGGGTGTTGTAGGTAAATCTATCCTACGCGACACCGGTGCGTTGGGCGTATTCGATGCTGCTACAAAAACTGCTGGGGACGTGTACCACACACCAACAGAAAACTATTACCGGCGATACGGGTTCGACCCGAATAATCCTGGGTTGGCGAAGGATTTAGCAGTCCGTACGCTAGGCGCTACGTCAGATTTTGGTGCCAGAGTCGCCGATCATATACCGGGTGTAGGGGACGTTCGTCGGTTCTACCGAGATTACCAGGAGTGAATTATGTCAAAATTAGGTCGAGCTACTGCTGACTGGGGCGCGGCTGCCAACCCAAGGCAGTTTGGAAGAGCCGTTGATGATACGGTACCTACCCAAGCAGGGGTCAAGGGCATCCTACACAAGGTTTTTCGGGGGCAACGTAGCGCCGAGACTACCGCTGGACAAAAAAAGTTCGACCAATCGCAGGGGGCAGGGGGAGCTTTACTGAAAGAGCAGCAGGGTAATCTGGAAGCAACGCTGAAAAGACAAGCTGATGCGCGAAAGGCGGCGGATGATCAAAAACTTGCCGCTAAGGCGAAAAAGGAGGCCGATCGGATAAATAAACGGTTGGATGATATGGACAGCACCAACCCTGTCAAACGCACGCTTGCAAAAACGGCAGAGTGGAGGGATCGCAACCCCTGGAAAGCGGGGGGTTTGACCTTAGGTGCAGTAGCAGCCACGTACGGGGCCCCCAAGTTGTTCGATAAAACCGAAGGGGCCCCCAACAGCGCCTTTTCGTCGGACGCAGCCACCCCTTCAACAGGTGTGGCTACCACCCCGTCAGACACGACACGAACCCCTGAAGAGGTTGTAGGCGTTGTACAGCAGAGACGAGGTAAACACGGCGAGCCGTCTTTTTCGTATGTGGGGGGGCCTTCCAAAGCAGATAAAATTCGCGACGCTCGTGAGGCGGAAAACGCACTCAGGGCGAGACTACGGATGGCCGATCAGCAGGGTCAGATGGACATCTTGCGCGCCAGAACCGTAGCCGGCATGCGCGGCGAATTACCGGGCTCTATATACAACGACCCTCGCTATGCAGGGGCGGTTGATAACGCGGTGGCTGCAAAGGCGGCGTATGACAGTTTCCTAGCGGGTAGTGCGGGAGGTTCTGGCAGTGGCTATGGCTATGGCGGAAGTGCGGGGGCGTCGGCTGCTGCAAAACAGGCAGACGAAGCGAATGCTAAGGTAGCTGCAGCGAACGAGGCATTCCAGACACGGGTACGAGGGCTTCTACCGCCAGACACCGACCCTAGAGCGGTTGCTATGGTTATGCAGAACGAAGGCATAAACGCGCTGAACGGTAACCCCGAAGCGGTATTACAACTAATACGTGCGCAGGCGCACATAAACGCAAACTACAAACCGAACAAGGGGTACGGTTTCCCAGACATTACGAAACCCGGTGTGCTGAAGGCTTTGAATAATGGGTATTACGACGAAGGGAATGTCGCGGATATTCAGAACGGTACTGGCGCGGACGACACGACGAGTATGTCCCAGCGCTTGGTTTCTCGTATATGGGGGGATACGCTCCGCCCATACAACAACGGGGGGAATCGAGGGTATCTGGTCGGCGACACAGGGGTGGACGAGTCCCTAGGTGTCCCGCGAGGCACGCTAGGGCTATATGTTGATCGGATGAATACCCCACAAACACACGACGATATGTATAATTGACGGGGTAACAATCCGGGGAATTTAGAAGATGGCGTATAACCAGAGTTTCGTTCTTGACGAGTTGACCGGCTCTCCGTTCGGCTCGAACGATATGGACTATCTGTTACGGCGAGAACGAGACTCCGCCCTTCGTCAACTAGAAACGCAGGCCTTAGAAGAGGAGAGACGCGCGGAAATAACCCGCAATGCGGATTCTATCGGCGGGCGATGGGACGCCGCTGGCGTCCAGACACGTCTGGGGGATGCGAACGACCGACTGATCACTGCGCTCGCCAGGGGGGATCAGGCAGAAGCCAGTCGCCTTATGCGGGCGGGAGATGACTTGACGGCGGACGTCAACGCCGACGTTAAAGGGCTCCGCACCACCGGTGACATCGTCGACGTGCTGCAAAATGGGGACTTCACTGATCTCGTGAACAAAGTGCGCGACGCTGGTGTCCAAGGCGTGCATTCTATGGCGGAGCCATTCTTAGCGGGTTCTGCAGCAAATGCTGCTATGGCGTTGGCCACACGCAACCCGTATGCGCGTCTGGGTGCTTCTGCTCTCGCGGGCTATACCTCCAGCCTCGATCAGAACGCCGGTGATGTCGCCAGCCAATACCTGTCTGATGAGGACATATTTAAGCGCGCTCAGGTGGACCCTGAGTACGCTAAATCGTTGCGCCGTGACGTGACCAGCGCAACCAATCAAGCGGCTTTGTGGGACGCGGTACCCGGTATCATCGGTGGTCTGCGTGCGCAGCAGGTCGGTAAGGCGTTGCTGGGCTCTGCGAAACCGTCGATCGGTAAATTCGCGCTCGAACAAGCCGCAGAGGGTGCGCAGGAGATCGCGCAAGACCGTACCACCGCCGCAAATATCCAGCAGTTCAAATCCGGCGACAATAGTCTGGAGGCGTTCGGCAGAGGGTTCGTTCCGCAGACCGAAGAAGACTGGAGACAAGTGGCCGAGAGCGGATTCGGCGGCGCTGTAGGTGGTACCGCCATATCAGCCCCTGTAGAGGCGGCGGCGCGCGGTGTTAACCGGGCAAGCGCTTTGATCCAGGATCGCGCGAAGAGTACGGGGGATGCTTTAGGCGGGGTTTCTGGAACCGCTATCTCCGCAGGAAAACTCGCTGCGGCGTTAACTGGCAAGGGTGCGGCTTCCGCAACTGCGTACATGCGCGACAAAATGGGTATGTCGAACGCGGACATACAGAGCACTTTGGACGCGTTCACAGACGTTGTTCGTAATGGGGACGAAGCCGCTCCGGAATCCGCCGAACGCGTGAAAGCCTTCCAAGATTCTTCTTTTGGGCAAGCGTTTGCGAAATCCGCCGAAACAACTGGCCTTGCGGCGCGCGCACTATTCAATATCGGCAATTTGTCCGCGAAAAGAGGCGCTTCATATGTCGCTGATCTGGCTGGCCGCACGGGCTTTTCACTGGACGAGATCAACAGCGCGCTACACACGGCAGCGACTGCTGAAACGTTGGGTGAAGCCGTCCCACCGGCGGTGCAGACTATAATCGATAGAGTGGCGGCCTCACCGGAAGGGCAGATCCTCACCCAATTCAAGAAAGATATAACCGATGTCGGCGGAATTGGATACAACGCTGCAAAAGCGCTGTTCAAACTAGAACAGTTCGGTTCCGGCTGGTTGGCGGATCGTTACTCTGGTGCTTCTTTCGACAAAGTACGCAACCTGATGCAACGCCTTGCGGACGCGCAAACTGGTGAAGATTTCCGCAATGCCCTTACCGATTCCGACATGGGGATACTGAAGGATATAGGCGATGTGTTGGGGGAAACCGACGACAACACCTTCAGGGGAGCAAGAGACTACGGGACTATGTTTTCCCCTGAGGCGAATATCTACTCCGCCCCACAAGAAGTATCGTCTGTAGGGCAGGATTTTACTGCTGCACTTCACAAGAACAACAAAAACGAGGCGTTGCGCCGCGCGATAAGGGACAACCCTCAGAGTGCAGCGGGGGTCCATACTATGTTAGGGGAGTACGCGCTCAACGCAGCCGCAATACTCGACTACTCCTCAGACCCGGTAGAGAGAGATCTCGCGACAAAGACGCTCAACGGAGATGTGGCGTTCGACGACGCTAACAACCTCACGACGTTGAAGACTGCGGCAGCGAAATACAGCGGGGTGCACACGTCCTTTTCCCAAGCAGGGCAGGCCAGCGCTACACACGCGGCTGCGGAAAAAACTGCGGAGAAATTCAAATCGGAATTGAAGAGCGCAGCGGGATCCGACCCTGCGGAAGCACCGGCAGAAAAACAGGCAGCCCCTACATCGGGTGGAGAGGCCAAGGAAGCTCGCAGGCGCAAGCGATACGGTACCGAGGACGATGAGCCGTCTGACAGTGGCGTTAGAAAGAACTCACAAGCTACAATGAAACTGACTTATGACGCAGCGGACGTTACCAATCTGCAGAACGCGGTAAAAGTCGCTATCCGCAATTCAAGGGGCGGTAAACGCGCCCCTCAGAAACGACCCGAGAACGTGCAGAGCATCGTAGATCTCGCGACGACCTTGTTCACGCAGGCAATGAAGGGAGCCTCCGCGAATTCTACGCAGGAGACGCTGACCCCCGCTATCATCGGGGGCGATAAAAAACTACAAGAAACGGTGCGTTCGATCGTGGACCGAGCGGTCGATGCAGTGCGAGATCGCGCGGTAAAAGCAAGCACGCTGCAGGGAGAAACGTTCAAAAAGGCACTGCTTGCCGCAATCGTCGACCTTAACAAGCTGCTTCACAACCAGAGAGTGACTGATAGGCTCACTGTGAATGATGCGCGTGCACTGCTGCGTATGCGCGCCGATAGACCTGGCGCTTTTGCCGAATACACAGACCCAGAGATAGGGGTGTTCCGGCCATCGGCAGTGGCGACCGCACCCAACAAAGAAGGAGAAGCTCAGCCGAGCGCAGTTACACGAGCGCTTGATGCGATAGAAGACTTGTTGTCCCCGACCAAACGTTATGGGGAAGATTACAAAGGGGCTGATCACGCCGATGATATCCGCGCGCGTGTACTGGATAACGATCTGTCGAAAGATGAACGCGAGCAAGATCGTGTGGAGAGCGAGTTCCTCGATACGGGGGATGACGCCAACGATGCGAGTGTAGACCGCGATACAGCAGACGAGAACTACAACCGCGATAACGCCGGTATGGGCGTTTCTGAACGGGAGGAGAACAACAATTTCGCCCCTACATCGATAAAAGTAGAAGGTTTATCCACGGGCATATTCCTAGATGACGCATCTGACCGATTCAATAAGGTCGTTCGCGCGACGGCGAACCGAGAGGCGCGGGGGACGGAAGGCGTCAGTACAATACCCCTTGGCGACTACTTGATACAAGTCGATGCCTCTGAAAAGTCCTCGCCCGGAGCAGTGCTCGCATCGCTGACGAAGAAGGCTGTGTCTGGGTTGTGGGACAGTATAAAGCGTGTACCGTCGGAGGGGGTACAAGAGCACTTCGCTGAATTTTTCCAGTTGCACAATGGGGCGTTGCAGAAGGAACTTGTTGCATCGCTAGGCGTTCCGTTCGACGAGAACGTGCGTATTTTACAGAGCGAGTTTAGTTTCGGTACGGGCGAACTCAACTTGACCAATGCAGCGTTGTCAGCAGGGGCAGTGGATATATCGCAGTTCTCTGCGGCGTCCGTCATAAAGACGCTTAACAACGCTATTCGTATTGCGAGCGAAGATACGCTGGAACACAAGGAGCGTATTCTAAACGCACTAGCGCGATACGCGGATGACCTCGGTGATGCTGGGTCGGATCTTATGGATGCGGTCGAAGCGGCTGCCACACGTTCGCTGCTGGAGGAGACCGTCCTAGATTTCACGGAGGGGGCGAAGTCCGACACGCCTCTGGCGCAAAAAATTAACGGTCTCTGGGCACAGTTCGAAGCATTAACCAAGGCGCGTCAGGAGTACATCGCGAGAAGCAACGGGCTGTACAAAAAAGACCCGACGGATGCGTCTGTTAAGGCTACCCCGACGAAAGTGTTGCCGTCACAGCTGCGTTCGCTGGCCCGTGGTATAAGCCTTATCGGCCGCGCTGAAAACAACAACGATGCGCTATCTCCTGTCAGCGAAGAGTATACGAAGCGTTCGTTAGGCGACATTTTAGAAAAGGCGGCGGCTTCTGACGCCCCCAAAGACCTGCCTTACAGCGGGACGCACATCCTTGTTAAGGTTAAAGGGCGTAGCGAGCCTTATACACTCGACACGAAAAAACTCGTTCGTATGATTCATGCAGCGAACACAGCGAGCTATACACAGACGCAGCACATCAAGAACCGCCTACTTCACGGGCTTGCGTTTCTTATGACGCACGACGATGTGAGTGGTATCTCTTTCCGCCCGCTCATGGCCGGTGCGGATGGTAATAACGTCTTGGAGCGTTCGGTTTACCCAATCACAGCGGATTTGGTTCGTAAAGGACAGCTGCCTATCCCCAGTGACGCGGTCCTGCTTCCGGCAGACGGCGGTAAACCCGTGTTGACGTTTGGCGATCTTGGTATGGGGTCCGCCGCCAGCGATATCGCCGTAGGTAAGCGCGGGACTGCGAATGTGGCCAAGAAACGCGTCCATACAGCGGCGGCTTCTATGGTGCGCGCTGAGATGAAAGGGCGTTCTGCCAGCGACAGCGCGAAAGCCGCCGCCGGCGCTTCAAGTGTAAGTGCCCTGTTGGGTGGAGCGGAGGATGCCAGTGTTGCCTCCGGCCATAGCGCTTCTGTGAAACGCCACCAGAAAATAATCGACAGTATAAAAGAGCAATTAGAAGGATCTATTTCTGCTGAGAACCGTGCGGCGTTGGAGAAATCCTTAGCGAAAGCGCAGGCGGAGATCGACAATATTACTTCCGGCAAAGGAAAAACCGCTGCGGACGCATCCGCGCACAATGCACAAAAGATCGCTAAAGGCATCGACGCGGCCCTCAGCGCGTTACCGGAAGAGAAAAGTCGTACTGACGCCCAGAAGGCGCAGGCTGAACTTTTAGCCGTCATGTCGAACGCGCTGACCAAACAGGTTGAGCAGGAGGAAGCGGCGCTTAGGAAAGAGGCCCGATCAGAAACCGGCAGGAAGATAAAAGAGCTAAAAGAAGTCGTCCGTAAAGACGTGAGTAGGGCGATACAGACTACGCAGGCCAGTATGGGGCGCGCCAGAGAAGACTTCCTCAAAGGAAGACTGCCTGAGTCATCCCCTTACTACGACGTTGTATCTACGCGCGAACCCACTGAAATGGACGCGATGGCTGCTTTGTGGCGGAGTAACCAGAACACACTGGATGATCTCAGAGAAGAGTACGAAGCCTACACAGCTGCGAAGGCGCGTGCGGAGAAAGAAGGTACTCCTGTACCGAAGGACATCGGGTTTAAGAAAGACAGCGTGACTGAAAAAAGTTTGTTCCAGACGCTGGCGGCGAAAAACAACGTGCTAGTAGATAGCATGAACGCTATCGTCAACGAGACGTTCCCTGTGGAGGATTTCACAGGTGATACGCCGTACGATATGTACGCGAACGATTTTTCAACGGTTGAGCTAGAGCGCGCCGCGTCAGGCAGCGAGATCCACAATCAGAACAGCGACCGCTCGTTCTTGAGTTCGCTGGTTCAGTGGGCACAGGCGAAGGAAGACTTCATCTACACCTACGCCGGTGATATCGCGCTGCGAGACAAGTACGCCTTCCGAGATTTACTCGACGACGTGAAGGATACGCTCGGCAAACAGCAGGGGTACAACAACCGTGAGATCCGATACCGCGACATCATCGCACGCGCTACAGGGGCGCAACCGGCACCCAGTGACGTAGTAGCGACCGCTACGGATGTGCGTCGGATGGAGTCCGAGCGTGATAAACGCGACAGTGATCTTGATGCAGAGCATGTTGCCCGATTAACCCCGCAAGAAAGAGCACGTAAAGCCGCCGCCGCTGCGTTTCGAGATAGCAAGGTCGAGAAGGGCCTGCGCGCGAAGAGCAATAGAAACGCGATCCGAATTCTGCTCACAGCTACCAATGGTTTATTGGACAACCTAGACCCTAACAGAACGGATCCAAATCGAGCTGCCGTTGCCAAGTTCCTGCGAGAGTACGCTCGTAGTAGAGTGTTGGAGGGCGGCCCGCGCGCTACTACCGTGAATCTGTCCGAACTGCCGTACACAACAATGGCTGGGTTGTGGAATGTCGTTCGTGACGGTAAGGACTCGAAGATTAAAGGCGCGATAAAACTCGCTGCTCGAGATGTAGTAAACCGTAGGGAAGCGCTCCGTTCCATTTTGTCAGATGAGTTATCGAGCGCCCCCGCAGACGGTCGCGCCGCATTGGCAGGATTGATGTCGAAGTACGGCATTCGGGAGATCTCAGAGGCGGCTCGCTCAAGCGTTATATTGAACGACAAGCGTATTACCAAGGATGTCCGTAGTTACTTGGACGATGTGAACACGCTGTTTGAAAAACGGTTTAACAAAGAATACAACCCGTACGCGGCTGGATGGGCAGCGCGTGTCGGCGGTAGCATAAACGCTGCTCTCGCTGCGCAGACCAACGCCCCTATACAATCGTCGGGTAAAAACGATGAGGTAGCGAAAGGCGCTGCGCAATTCGCTAAAGCAGTCAAGACGGCGTCGTTCCCATTATCCGATCTTGTGCGTATACGCGGTCTGATGGAGAAGAAAACCAAACGTGGGGAAGAGATCCCAGAACAGAACCGTATCGTTTGGGGCGCGCTCCTTGAATTGCGCGATATGACCTCTGAAGAGAAAGCGCGAGTGCGCGAACTGATCGCGGCGGAAGAAGCCTCTAACACCCCACCGGTTATGACGCTCTCTGACGCTGACCTGTTGAGCAGGATTAAAGGGTTCGTGGGTACAGCGGCGACAGCGAAGACGATGTTGGGCGCGTTCGATGTAGCAGCGGGCGAAGACTCACTCGAGACTGCCACCAAAAGACTAGACTCGGTATCCGATATCTATAAAAACGATAGAGCGGTTACCCACGACGCGGTACGCAGGGCAGCGCCTTATCTGTCTTCCGCTGTCATGAAAAACGACTTGACTCGGAAGCGTCAGTACGTCCGTAAACTGGAAACCTCTCCGCCAACGAAAGGACAGACTGCTGAAAGTCGGGAGGAGTTGGTCTCTTTGGTGAACTCGGAGATCGACATGTATTCCGCTATCCTGGAAGGCCGTCGTCGGGGTTTTCTGGACGAGCCGACCAAGAACGCGTTCGCTGCATTCGCGATGAGGGACTACCTCAACGGCGGGGGTAAAGTGCGATCCGTTAAAGACATCATCAAAGACATGGACGAGTACACGCGGAAACTGCGGTCCAGGGCAGAAGACACGATAGAGGCTTCAAATACAGGCGCAGCTGGTTTTACTGAAACGTCGAAAAAAGCGGTTCTCGACGCGCAAAAACAAGTGCTGGCTGCAAAAGGTGAGGGCGGCCTGACAGGCGGTGTAAAAAAGTCTGAACAAGTTACAGGGAGAGGAGACTTCTCTCCTAAACCTGTAACCAAAGAGACGTTGATTACCGAGGTAGACCGTCTGCTTGGCAAGGACCAAGTGAAGACGTTGTTTAACCGGCTCGGGAAAGACCTGGACGCTTCCGGTACATTCTCAACGGATGAAATTACCGGTGACTACCTGATTCAGATCGCTATGGACGCTGTAAACCCCGTCGCGGTAGCACGACACGAGGCTGTCCATGCGCTTTTGAAGATGTTGGGGAACACCAACAAATCCGTACGACGATTGAAAGACCGTCTCATGCGCACCGTGTATGAGAACAGGGCTGTTCGTATGGCGGTATACGAAGCTTTGGTCGCACAAGACCACGCTATCGTCGGCGGCAACCTAAGCGATATACAAGCGAAATACCAGAACATATTGTCTGACCGTGAGGAACTGTTGGCGTACGCCTTCCAGTTGTATATGGATGGCGATAAAAGCGTTATTCGCGCGGTGCGTAATTCTGACCTGAAAGATGCGGAAAAAGAGGCAGGGCTTTTTGTTAAGGCCTTCGCCGCAGTCGGTAAGTTTGTACGGGAAGTTATAGGTGTCGTTGACAGCGTGGATCAGTTGGCGATGTTCTTCGATGCACTGGGCTCCGGTAAATTCGCGTCCGCGTCAAAAACAAGCGCTTTCCTTGAAAGCGCCGGGCGTACTTTCGGGGATCTGACGCAGGATAAACTTGGACCCGCCATCCGCGTGTACGACAAAGTTGTAGTCTCTGGGCTGGATCGATTGCGTGAATCCGACATCCCTGCGTTCCGTTCACTGGCCTCGCTGGTACGCTCCGATGTGGCAGGCGGGGAGTCTCACGCCGACTTCACCATGAGGCGTAATGTGATCACGAATCAGTGGAAAGGGCGACTGGCTAGGATGCAGCGGCAGTATTCTGAGAAAGAGATTGAGGCGGCCTACGAAGAGTACCTGAGCGGGGCTAAACCTTCTACGCCCGCGAGCGAAACGTTCTCCGCCTTTATGCGCGAGGTCAGATCGCAAGTCGTGACGGCGATGCCCAACGCGGCTACCGTCGGTAGCAATATGCCTTCCGTAGTATGGGACCTCGACGCAATACAAGAGAACAGAAGCACTTTTGTAGAGCTGTTACAGAAGAAGATGGGCATGACCGTTGCGGAAGCGGAAGCGTTTACCGACGCGGCTACTACATACGGGTATACTTCGGCGATCTCTACACACTACATGGACCTCAATCACAACCGTAGCAACGCTATGGTGCCTGAACACTTCTTTGCCAGCGTGTTTAATAAAGATTTCGCGCCGTTCTTTAATAAAGACGTCGCTTTCGGTATGGATCGCGTTTTGTCGGAGTCAGCACATAAACTAGCCGCCGCTTCTTTCTTTGGGAAAGATTACGCGTTGCTCGACACGACGTGGAAGAATGCCAAAAAAGAAGGGGCCACTGACGAAGAGATTGCGGACGCAAAAAACAGCCTGGCGGGCGCTATGCGTGTGTACAAACAACACTCCTTGTCGGCCAATATGCGGAATGCACAAGCGGGGGTTATGCTGGCGTTGAACATGGCGCTGCTGCCGTTCTCGTTGATAACATCGCAGTTGATCGACCCGTTCGCTATCGCCGCAAAATCCGGTGACTTGAACGATATATGGCGCGCTTATGTGAAGGGGTTCACACATATATTCAACCAGCTCCGCAATAAAGAGGACGCTACTGAAGGTTTCGAGATGGCAGAGATGCTGGGTTCCATCGAAGGAAACCTCGCGAACTCCACCCTTGGTGAGGTTGCACAGCCTACATCGAAGTGGATCCGTACGATCAGCAACGGCTTCTTCAAAGCGAACGGTATGCAGGGGTGGAACGACGCCATGCGTGTCGTAGCCACAGAAGCCGCTGTGCGCGTGGTTACAAAGGCCGTTAAAGAACGGGCAAAGGACCCCACTCGATATAATGAACTAGGTCTGAACCGCGTGAACCCGCAGATCAAAGCAGACGGGGCGCTGGACCTCAACAATGTGTTGCTACAGGAGACGATACACCACATGGTAGAAGGCTCTGTGGCACGTGCGGATAACGCCTACCAGCCGACGTGGATGAATGACCCGCGATGGGCACTGGTAGCACACATGCGTCGGTTCACGTATGCGTTCAGCACGGTCATTCTGGGTAGTGCGCGCCATAAAATGGAAGCGGAAGGGAACTACAAACCGCTGGCCACATTGGCGGGGGCTATGTCCGTTATTCTCGCGGTAGATTTAGCACGTGGGGCTATAACAGGACACGCGCCGATGGCGGGTAAAGGCGCGCTAGCGTATATGGAACACGCTGCGATTCGAGCGGGTTTGACCGGACGTACATCAGCGTTTATCAACCCGATCCCCGGCGGTTCGATGTTCGACTTCCGTCTTGAGATGGGCCCCGCAGCAGACCTGTTGACTGCCGTATCAAAGGCGGATTACGACAAGGTACTGGACTTGACTATCCTTGGGCACAAGCAGTTCGGGTAGTTGACTCACTTGTTGCGAACAGAATCAAACCCAAGGCTGTGAGTAGTAGTTGTTGGACTGCGCGAGCATTTCCGCGTTTCGCTTATTTACTTCCGCAATGGCCTGCTCCATGTGTTTCGGATGTGTGTAGGCGATTCGATAGTTAGGGCTTCTGCTGCCGCCCGTCCAGACTTCCAACGTCTTGCCGTTTTCCTTCACCGGCACATACTCGTTCGGCATGTTCACGTAATAGGTGCTGTAAAACTTCCCGTCGGTATACCAACATCCTTCAGTGGTAGCCATGAGATTCGTCCTCGTCGCGTATGATTTGAATGTCGCCTTTCGTATCAGTCTCCTTTCGCAGCTAACAATTCATTCACGCCGTCGCTTGTGTTGAATCGCTTGCGATAACCCCATCCACGGTCTTCTTTCTAGCGCCGTGGGCGGGGAACCCGATGATGTAGCGCCTGTTCGCGTCGTAACACAATCCACATTGTTTGCACGTCCACTCCTTCGTAACCGCAGGGCATACAAGCACCGGCACACCGCCGTGTGTCCGTGTCTGCAGTCCCTTCGTGGTACTCGGTAAGATAGTGGTGACGGGGAACCCCTCATGGAAAGCGTTTTCTGCATCGAGCATGCTGTCCGTGGACACGTTAATAGTGAATCCCTCCCTACAGGCCTTCTTCACGGCCAGCCGCTCCTCCATAGTCCACATGGGTTTGTGTGTGTACGTGAACCCGCGTCTTCCACGGTTAGCGAGTACTAACTCATTTAGCGCGTTGAGATCTATCGAATCACCCTCTCCGGCAAGATCGCCCGCTTGGTTGTGACGCCACAACTCGCTTTTTGCAAGTTTACGTACCTGAGCCAAAAAAACCTCCCACGAGTCACCGCGTTGACCGTTGGTCACCGCATTCCAGTGTTGATTCATGGGGAAGTTTTCCGCGTAACATCCGTTGTTCTTGAAAGGGCATGTGTTAGGGCAGGTAGTTCGTGAAGAGGTGCTCACGAACACACCTTTACCGAGTTTAGCGTTAGAACCGGGACCTGCGTGAATCTTTGGTGCTGCCGTCATAGCTGTCTCCGGTGTTGTGTGGTGGCGGCAATTGCCGATTCTTGCGTCCTGATAGCAATGTGACTGCGTCCTTTAATAGGAAGAGGATCGATACGATTGAAAAGAGGAAGCTTCGTGTTAGTCCTGCTGTTCGAACAACCGCTCGTAACCCATTACCTGCCGTGTTGTGCCGGGTGTACCCCATACTCTAGCGTCTCCAGTTTGTTTGTGTATCCAGGCAGCAATCTCGCTGGCTGGGAGTAAGTTCGCGGTGAATTCGCTTGGTGTCGTTGGATAATTCCACGCATAGTCAACGAAAATGACCCCGCCCTTCGGCGTCCCGACGACCACCGCCACATTACGCCCTTCAGCACGTCGACAATCCAGCCACATAACTTGCGCGGGGGATAGGCGGGGGGAGATCTCTCGGGCTTTCGGTATGGAGGGTTCGTACTTGTACTCCACCCACAAATCCCCTTTACCTCCGCTGTACCACACATCCGGTGTGCCGGAGCGAAAGGGGTTGTTCATTTTTTCTTTGTAGACTGTTTTGAGGTGCTTGTGGACGCTGGCTATATAGACTGTCTCCGGCTTCCTACTCATCCGCATCTACCTTGTTTCGTACCTGAAGCTCTCTCACAGCCAGAATGTTCCATGCCATGTGAGACAGGTGGTGAATGCCGGATTCTTCGTCGAATTCCTCCCCCATACAGAACTTCAGCCAGTGGCGCATAGCAGCGTCCATATACCGTTTCACCCCGTTTGATACCTTCATCCAACCGTTGTCGGTGTATTTATCGGCGCCGAAGGTACCAACCCTGGAAACTTCCCAGAGTGCATGGGGGAAGTTTCCGAGGACGAGGGATACTCGGTTCTTACCGGCGTCAAGTTTCGCGCCCGGTGCATGCGCATCGAGCCCGTTAGGGTCGTGTTGTTCCATTGTCTTTTCCTAGGTGTGTTATTTACAGAGAGCCAGTGTATCTTCTACGCGGCCTGCAGCAGTGAATATCTGCTCTAGGGCGTGATCTATCTGCTGTACCATCGAAGAAGAATCGACCCCCGCTAGGGCGAGTGCAGACGCCGCTTCTGCTAAATCGTGCAGAGAATCTATCCCTGTAACGACAGCCGCAGTCGTTTTCACAACAACAGCCCCCACATCCGTGTGAGGTTTGCTCTTGTTATTCTTCGCGGGATTTGATTTCTTCCTCGCATTTTTGACCTGTACATCCATGATTACGCTCGGTTGTCTCGGTGACATACGTTACCTCAACGGCCGCGTTTTTTAACAGGAGCCTCGTAGCCAGACACATCCGGTTCCACGAACAAACGCTTCTTAGCGTTGTCCCGCATCGGGAAGAAGATTTCCAACTCTTCATTCTCTAGCGGCCGCGCCAGCTTGAACCGCGGAGCAGCGAAATCAGAGGCTGGGTCGAGATACATAGTGGTCACTACGCCTAACGGAGAGGTGTTGTGACGAATCGCCAGAGACGACACGTATGCGTCGAAAGGTTTGATGCTGGTTGGCGGGATAGAGGCGACCCAGATCGGTTCTTCGCCTGCTGCAGCGTCGATGGGGGCGACTGCGATCAAGCGCGTGTTCTTACAAGCTTTGCCTTTACCCACCAGCGCAGATTCGAACTGGTTGAACGCGCAGGATGCGCAGGTATCAGCACATTTCACTGGAGCGTTGGGCGATGGAACCATCGTAGAAGGAGATTCTCCGATAGCGAAACACGCTGGTGGGAAGATAACGTCTTTCTGATACGGGCGGTCGTAATACAAGTTCATGGATGCGAAGTCGAGGATAACAACATCGAACTCGGAACCTTCCGAACCGTCAGGAGCTACGATCGTGCCGCCCTTCATAAACTTGATGCGGTCATTGTTTGAGACAGAGATCTTCGATGCACTCGCCGCTGCTTCTTTTGCCAGCATGGCACGGATGTCGAGGGGGGCATTCTTGAGAGGTTCTGTTGCGGATGCTTTTGCTTTGGCCATTTTGTTTCTCCAGTTAACTTAGTTTTTTGCGGTGCGAAGTTGAATTGTGCGTTTCGTGAACGGAACGACGCCGGGTATTCTACCACTCTTTTCGAGCAATTCACGGCATCCAGAAACGGAGGGGCGGCGTTCGAGTAGGTGGTAGAATTTTTTCCTGTGGATGTACTTATAGAAATCTTCCCAGTTCTCCACGGACGGCACCACGCTCTCAGTCAACGTGACAGAGGCGTTCTTCCCAGTAGACTTCGTCACACCTTCGGCATCCATCTGTTCCATAAGCTCGGCGGTTATGGCGTCTTTCTGCTCGTTCAGCTCTTTGATGGACTGCTCGAGCTTCCGCACTTTCTCGCGGATGGTGTATATCTTCTCTATTTTCTGATTTATGGTACTCATGGGTTCGCCTCGTTATTTATCGGGTTGGCATGATGGACAAGGGACCGTGCTATAAGCTCTGCCAGACTTGACACGGGAGACGCCAGAACCGTCGCATGCGTTGCATACGGCTGTTCTGACGAAATACTTTTTTGCCTCGTTTACCTTGTGAAAGATCGACACGTCTGCGTCCGGCTTATCGGGGTGGTGTTTCTGCAGCAGCGATTTGATCCGTGTGCGGATATCGTCCTCCCCCGCGTCTGGGGAAAGGGAGAGTGCTTCTAGCGCTTGTTTTCTGTTTCGTATCATTCGAGGTCTCCTACATAAAAACAGGCTGTTCGGTCACAGGTCTCCAGCGCAGACGTTTTCGTTCTGCGATGACGGTGACGGTGTATTGGTTCACTTCCCTTGCGGCGACGAATTTATACCCACGCAGAAAGGCATGACGCTTCGCACTACGCTCTGACCGCGAGACATCGATATATTCCCCTCTCTGAGTAACGATCCCGTACACATAAGTTTTCATATCGATCCTTTCAAGTTGGTGGGGGTACCATGCGACATCCACATTTTCCTTGACATACACTGCACCCAATCTTGTACGGACGGCACGCGCATTCCGCAGTTCGCCAGCACATGCTGTTCACCGATGTAACGCACCGGCACGGTCTTCCCGTCACTGTTCGTGATAACCGTACCGAACCTCGTTTCCGCCTCAAAAATGCCGAAGGCGTGGTTGCGGTAGGCAAGCCCCGCTGCACCGTGGCGCTCTACGGCTTCGTCAAACCAGCTGTGGATACGGAAGTAATCCGTTTTGGAGCCGCCCCATTTACTTGCCGAAGCACCTGTGTGTTCTAGGGTGGAAACAGACTGCGCCCACTCCGGCGCTTTCAGCTCTGCCAACCAATCTGCGAGAGTAGGGATTCGACCGCCGCAATCCTCGATCAGGTGTTGCTCCGCTACAGCGCGGGTTTTCGCCTCAAAGCCATCGCCGACAATGTACTTCCCTTCCTGCTGGATAAGCTCGTCTATCCCTTCGACATGGTGGCGTAGGTAGCGGTGGCGGTAGTCGCATACCGTCACCTTCGTCGCGTCCAGCCATTGATGGATGTACAGATACTGGTTGGCGTCGCCGCCGAACACTCTGGCGGAGGATTGCGCGTGGATATAGGGGTGTGTCATGGCGCCCCCTCCGTGTAATCTTCGTTGTTCAAGAAAGGCACATCAGCTTCCCAGTGCGCAGAAACTGCTTCGGTAACCCTAACTGCGATCTCGCACTCCTTTTTCGGTTCGCCGGACATTATCCCTGTGAGTTCCCAGGTCCCGAAACCCCCGTCATTGTTGTACCAGTCAACGCCCGTCGCGTCCAACTCATCAGAGACAAGCTGATCTAGGCGTTCGGCGAACGATACCCACATTGCTTTGTAAACAGGAATCCACCGTTCTCCGTCGTGTTCGCTACCGCATCGGCGCATTACAAGGTGTTTGTTGGCGCGAATATCCTCAAGAGGAAGCAAGTCTCCGCTTTCCGTGAAAAGATCCACGCTCTCTATCTGCCCTGAATCCCCACCGCCGTCGAACCACACTATCACGTGGTCGATGCCGGCGTCATATAGATCTTTAAGTAGCCTCAGTTTCGAGTCCATCGTTGCAGTGGCGGCGATTTCTTTGTTTTCTTCGATTCGCATCGTTATGTCTCCAGTGGTTATTTCGAATAACAGGCGTCGTAGCCGCCCTCTGCATTGAGAGGGAGCCCCTTTGCCCAAGTGGGTGGTGTTTTCATCGCGGTCAGTATGTCCCCCAAAGCGCGTTTGGCGAGTCTGGTAGGTGCGACTGCGATGATCTCGTCGTGTGTCATGGAAACGATGCGGTACTTCTCGCTGACCGCGATCATCTGTTCGGCGACGATACATCGTGCTAACGCTTGCACGATGTTCTCCGTCAGCTTCCCGCCGTAGGTGTAGAGGTGTACGCCCCGCTTCCCTTCAAAATGCGCGTTGTCCAATCGCTTACGTCCATCGCGCCCGATGTACCCATCGCCGGTCAAGTTTGGGTATCGGAGGAACAGCCCGTTTGGTAGACCGACAAAGTCACTGCCCCAGTGGATAGGGCCGAACGTGCCCGTTATACCCGCTGCCATGTCGTACAATATCGCCTCAGCGCGCGCCCAGAGCATACGGATACACAGGTTTGCATTTCTGTACGCATTGACAACCTGCTTCGCATCTTCTGCGCTGATGATGACCTTCGGCCCCATAGCGCCTTTGGCTAAGGTGTCGGCGAATTTCGCAGCCCCCATTCCATAGCCAAGACCGAGTGTGGCTACTTTACCGACGAAACGCTCCGTGCTATCGATATCCTCTACCGGTTTATGGTAGATATTCGAGGCCATCGTTTTATAGACGTCAGCGCCTTTGCCCGCGTCCCAGTTGGCGAACGTTTCCAGAACATCCTCTTGACCTGCTACCCACGCTAGTACACGCGCTTCGATCTGCGAACTGTCAACGACGACGATCTGGTGCCCTTTGGGGGCAAGGAGCGAGCGACGCAGTTCTCCGCCGCGTGGGAGGTTTTGGAGGTTCATCTTGTTCCCGCCCGACCAGCGGTAGGTAGCTGCCCCCGCGTAATTCAGCATTACAGGGATAGACATACCGTCCTTACCCGCATTGAGGAAACGCAGTGCGCGCGTTTCGTTCACAGACGATTTCGTGCCGATACGCGCTTCACACAATGCTTGTACAGTAGGAGGCGCGGTCTCCATCATCTCGATGAATTCGAGGTCTGTTTTTGCAAATGCGTAGGTGGGCTTCCCTGTTGTGGGGCTTATTTTCATCGGCGGTTCGTAGTCGAGCGACCGTAGTAGTGCCGCGAATTTGTCGTTGCTCACGAGATCTTCTTTCGTAGCGATCTCTTTGACGCTGTCCACTGCTGCCTGTTTCGCGGCAACTTCCTTTAAGTACTCCGCTTCCGCGCGAGGCGTGTCCAGCCTAAGCACAGGATCCGCAAACATGCGGATCGTGAGGTCGATGAGTTTCATCTCGGATTCAGGGACATGCGGGAGCAGTTTCAAGAACAGGTCGTATGTGTCTCGTGTATCGTCGATGCAGTATTCACCCAGTTGCGTAAGCTCTTCCTTGGTGAGATCGACTTTGTTCGCCGTGTTAACAAGATTCCCCCCTTTCACTTTGCCTGCCAAACCGTGGATCTTACAGGTGTGATCAAGAGAAGCGGATTCATACACACCGTGTACAGCGCGAGCCATACACATCGTGTCGTAGTAGAACGCCGGTACAACGCCGTAGTGATGTGACAGAATGAACCCGTCAAACGCGGTGTTATGGCACAGCAAGCCGGACACTTCCCAGTCGATCATCGCAAGGGCTTTGCGAATATTCGCATCGCCATAAACAACGCGGGTTTTGCCGCCGTTCTTTCGGATACCCAAACAATGCGCTTTGAAACGCGGGTCACGAACGTACTCCGACATATTGAGCGCTTTGTTGGTGAGGGAGTAGGCGCCTTGTTTACCCGTCTCGTAATACGTCTCGAAGTCGAGCGTGTAGATGTCTTGCCGGTTCACCACCGGTATTTGCGGTTGCAGCTTTGCCGCAATCATATTTGCACTTCGTTCAACGCTACTCATTGTCTTTTACTCCGTTAATTTTTAGCTAACAAGTTACGCCAGCGGATGCTTCGCACCGCTGCGCTCGACGTTATGCCTCACTCTTTGTTCGATTCCCACGCCGCGACAATAATCTTGTCCATCTGTGTCTCCAAGTTAGTTAGGTCTAATAATTCAATGCAGGCGACGCCGCTTCGCGGCGCGCCTGATTTCAGGCGTTAGGCGGCGCATCCCCAGATGCTTCTGCCAGTATTCCTCCCGGTGCGTGTAGCGCCTCAAGCTCTCCGTCCCACGACACAAAAGAGCGCGTCCCGTCGTGCATTCCCCAATGCTTGCCGCATCGTGTGCAACCAACTTTTCGCGCTCCGTGGTTCAGCGCTCGCTCAACAACGTAGCGGTGGCCGAATACTGCGCAGATCAACCGTTCGAGCATCTATCAACCCTCCTCGCCTAACTCGGCGTTCGAGCGGGACGCTTCGCCTACCGGCTCCGCGCCCCTCAACTCTGCGTTATGCACCATTGTCAGCGTATTCTGAAGCCATGTCGAAGATAGGCTTCACCGCGCCTTCGGCAAACGCGAGGTCTACCTTCTCGAAAGTGGTATCGCATGAATCCCATGCGGTATCACTCTCAGTAAAAGAAAGCGCAAGCGAGCAAACACCCAGCCCCTCTGGAGAGCAAAAGAATCGCACCTCTGGGTCTCCAGTACCGTCAGCGCCTTGCTGGATAACAACAATTTGCCCGTACTGTTCACTCTCAAACATCTTCGCAAATACATTCATGTGGTAGTCCTATAGTTAAAAACAAAATGTTGCATAACAAGTCGCTGTAGGCGCGACTCGGCTACGCCTCGCGGCCTAAGCTCCGGCGTTATGCACCAACTACCAAGCGCGCAGTGTAAACAGGCACGCTCTCACCATAAACAATCATGTCCTTCGCATCGCCGACTTGGTTGAACTCGCCATCTATTGGAGTCACCATCACATGT